CTCTCCATCCGGTTGGCGCGACGCTACCCCAGCCTCAGGAATCCGGCCGGCGGTAGGTTCGGCCCCCCATCGCCTCGCGCATGACGTCGCGCTGAGGGCGGCACGGTTCCGGGTGACCCGTCGACAAGAAGCACCGCTGGATTCCGTCGCCAGTGCGCGCCGAGCCTGTGCATCGGTTCCGCTCCTTGGCCGCATCCACCCACGCCGCATGCTCGGCGCACCAGCGCCTCCTCTTCGCCCGGCGCCCGTCACAGCCCTCCACATCGCACGGGGCGAATTGGTCGTACGGCATCGCGGCCGAGCGTAGATCGGGTCTCCCGCGGCTCGCATTTAGCACGTACACCCGTTCGTGGAGGGCACATAGGCGTAATTACAAGAGCACATAACCGTTATTATGGGCCGCTCCGGTCGGGCCTTTTCCACAGCTTTCAGTAGTCCAGGGACTCCACCGCTGCCCGGAGGCGGCGCGGTGAGGCCCGGGTGTAGCGACTGGTGGTCTCGGGCTTGGCGTGCCCGGCGAGGGACTGGACGGCGCGGAGGTCGCCGGTGGCGTCGTTGGCGTGGGCCAGCGCGGTGTGGCGCAGCACGTGGGGCGGGACCACCGGGGTACCGGCCTCCTCGGACACCAGTCGCACCCAGGCCCAGATCGTGGCCACCGACACGTGGCCACCAAAGCGGCCTGGGAACATGAAGGGGGCGCTGCGCTCGATGGTGCCCATCGCGATGACGACGGCGCGATGGAGCGGGATGCGTCGTTGCTTGTCGCCCTTGCCGGTGACCAGCAGCAGGCCGCCGGGGAAGCGGGAGTCCGGCGGCCTCAGCCAGTCCCATCGCGAGCTGGCGATCTCCTCGCGCCGCATGCCCGTGTAGAGGCCGAGCACCACGGCTAGCCCGGCGCGGTCGCGCCGGCCCCGCGCCGTCTTGGCCAGCAGGCGCGCGTCATCGTCCTCGAGGGCCTTGCATATCGGCTCGGGTTCGGGAGGCACGCGGATGGCCCGCAGCGGTGGCCGGTCGCGCTCGACCAGCTCCCAGAAACAGCGCAGCGAACAGCGCAGTGCCAGCCGGCTGGCATGGGTCAGGGGCTTGGTGTCGGCATACTCGATCAGGCGCGCCGCCGGGATGGTCGCCAGGTCCAATCCCTCCTGTGCGCACCACTGCTGAGCGGCGTCAACGGTGCGGGCGTAGAGCGTGGCGGTTCGAGGCGCTAGACCCCGCGCCCGCAGCTCCAGCTCCAGCTCCGGGCGCCCCAGCCCCGCCGCCGCCATGCGCCCACATGCTGCCGCGAATCAGAATTAGGCGGCGGCTGAACTGAGCAATCGGCCCCTAGCTCGGATCGTACCCGAGGCCGACGCCAGCGACTTGAGGGCGACGACGGACGCCAGCTTGCGCAGATCTCTCACGACCGCGGGGGGCAACTCCGAGGGGTCGTGGTCGTACACGCGGGCGAGCCCAGCCAGCAGAACCGGGTCCAAGGTCTTGGGCGCCTCGCCCGCGACTTCGTAGCGCCGAATCGTCTCACGGCTCACCTCGCGGCCGAGCAGATCGCTGACGTAGACCGCGGCGCGGTCAAGCTTCATGGGACCTCGCCACCGCCGCAGCGTCTCGTGAATCGTCTCGCTCACCTGGCCTCCTGGTATCCGCCGGCTCCGCACTACGTGTGCCACACATTTAGGCACACGGCATGACCCGTTGACAACCCACACCGGGACACGTAATGTGTCCCATCGTGACGAGAGGGAACCGATCTCGCTTCGACCTGGTGAACTTGGCTCTGGGTGGCGAACTGCGCTCCATACTCCGAAGCCTCCGGGACGAGGGCGCCACCTACGACGAGATGGTGCAGGCGTTTGCTGCGCGCGGCGTCGACCTCTCCCGCGAAACGCTCCGGCGTTGGGTGCGTGACTTGGACCCCGACGACCAGCCCAAGGCGGCCACCGCGTGACTCTCCTACTTTCCCCGCAGCAGCCGGTTCTGCTCGGCGATGAGCTTGTTCAGCTTCTTCGCAGCCCTCGCGCCCTTGGCCGTCTTGCGGGCGGTGCGCTCCTTGTCGGAGCGGAAGTCGACCAGGCCCCCGGTGCTCACCGACGTGACCTTGCGGAAGAAGCCCATGCGCTCTCTCTCGCTTCTCGGATGGGTGCTGACTCTACCGACGACCAGCCCAAGGCGGCCACCGCGTGAAGCTCGCCGACCTCCCCCTCCTGGCCATCCTCACCCTGGGGGCCGGCGCCCTCTACGCCACCACTGCGGTCCTCATCGCCGTCCACGCCTACCGCCGCCATCACAACGTCGGCGAGGTCGTGGCGGTCCTGCTCCTGTGGGCCGGCGAGATGCGCGGGGAGGCCGGGTGAGGACCATCGACACCATGGTCGCCGTCGTCCCCGAGACGTTCGACCCCCGCCGCAACCTCCGCCCGCTGCTGGCCGACCTCGAATGCGCGGCCCAGCACTCGATCCGTCATCGCGCCGCTCCGGGCACCCGCATCGCCTACCAGCTCTGGACGGTGACCGACGACCCGGACGAGGTGCGGGCCTGGGACATGCCACACGTCTGCGCCACCTGCGTGGCCGGCCAGCTGGGCGCCATCGAGTTCCTCGCGTCCCATCCCGGCCGCTACGTGGCCTTCGCCACGTTGGCCTACGACGAGCCCGATCCGGCGAGAGACGACGTCGTGACCACACGGAGGACCCCATGATTCCCGTCGACCGCATCCGCCTGGCCCCCGGCGGCCACAAGCTCGCCCCCCCCGGCGCCGTCCAGGGGGTGTGCATCACCGAGCTGGCCGGAGTGGCCACCGGCGAGCTTGGCATCAACGCCCTGCCGGCCTGCACCGACACCGTCGTGGCTCGGGCCGCCCAGGTCGTCTGGGACCGCACCCTCGACGCCACCCCCGCCGGTCCCGAGCGCGACGCAGCGGCCCGCCGGCTCGTGGCCCACTTCCTGCCCCGCATCATCCGCGCCCGCCCCCTCGACGTCGACGCCAAGCGGCGCCTGGCCCTGTGGTCCGCCCGCTACGCCGAGCGCTACACCGACGATCCCCGAGTCGCCGCCTGCAACGACGTCACCGAGCGTTACCTGCGCGGTGAGGCCACGATCAGCGAGCTGCGGACAGCTCGCGGGGCGGTGGCGGCGACGGTGGCGGCGACGGTGGCGGCGACGGCGGCGGTGGCGGCGGTGGCGGCGGCGACGGCGGCGACGACGGCGGCGGTGGCGGTGGCGGTGGCGGTGGCGGTGGCGGTGGCGGCGGCGGCGGTGGCGGTGGCGGTGGCGGTGGCGTTTCTCGATGCCCTGCTCGACCAGCACGAGAAGGAGACGGCCGACTCGCCCGAGGGCCTGTACATCCCGACCGAGTGGGAGGACGCGGCCCTCGCCTTCATCGACGCCCTGGCCGCGGAGCGGCCGGCATGAGCGCCATCGCCCCCGGCGACCGGGTCCAGGTCAAGCCCCGCTTCGACGAGACGCTGGTCCTGATCGGTCGCCGGACGGGCCCCGGCACGGTCGCCGGCCAGGCCGAGCCGCGCAGCGACACCAGCGAGGTCCTCGTCGTCCTCGACGACGGCCAGGCCGTCCCCTACCCCCTGCACAAGTTGGACCGCCTCACCAGCGGCGTCGACCTCATCGCCACCGAGCGCCGCCGCCAGGTCCTCGACGAGGGCTACCCCACGGCCCACGACGTCGCCCACCAGTCCATAGGCCAGCTGGCCGCCGCGGCCTGGTGCTACATCGGCGACGTCCTCCGCGAGCAGGCGGTCGACCACGACGACGAGCCCGAGGGCTGGCCGTGGCCCGACGGCCAGGGGGGCTGTCACTGGCGGCCCACCCCCACCGACGCGCTGCGCCAGCTGACCAAGGCCGGCGCCCTCATCGCGGCCGAGCTCGACCGCCGCCTCGCGGTGCGGGCCGCCGAGACCGCGGAGCTCTACCTGCCCGCCGATCTGGCCTCTGCGGGCTCGCCAGCCGAGGGGTCGTCCGCCGCGGCCCTTCCTGGCGAGCCCGGAGGGTCCGGAACGGTTGACCTGCTTGGGGAAGTGGGGCCGACGGGCCGGGCCCATCCGACTCGTGGTGATGCGTCGTGAAGCGTCGCGTCACCACCTACCGCTTCCCGGGCTGGCGCGAGCCGGGAGACCATCGCGTCGGGAGCACCCGGGCCGAGACACCCGGGAACCGGCCACCTGCGCCATCAGGCGTCAACGGGTGCCGTAGGACGCCCCAAGGTGACCCGCTCCCGACACGTCCTGGTGGGGGTGGATCTGCGTCCGCCGTGCAGGTCCCCCCCACCGGCTCCTCTGGCGGGCGGGCGCCCGCTACCCCAGCCCCCCCGGGCGCCCCCGCCAGCTCGACCCGGCGCGCGGCGGCCGCGCTCCCCCAGCTGTGCGCCCTGCTCGTGGGCGGCATGGCCCTGGCCTTCGCCGTCCTCTACCTGCTGGCCGCCGTGGCGGTGGCGGTGGCCGGCTGATGGGCGCCTGGCCCCGCTTCGTCTGCGCCACGTGTCGGCGCTCAGTGGCCTCGGTCTACCGCGACGCCGTCCACGTCTCGGCCCGCGATGCCAGCACCGGACGGCGCCACCAGTACGCCTACCTGCGCTGGCACAAGGGTGCCGATGGCCAGCGCTGCCCGACCGACACGGTGCAGCTGGCGGAGCTGGTTCCCCGTGCTGCCGGCACGGCGGTGCCGGCATGAGCGCCACCGGCCGGTCCCAAGCCCGGAGCGATGTCGTGAGCAGGCGCCAGCGCGTCGTGGGCTTCCTGGTGGCCGGCGGCGGGGCCCTCGGTGCCGCGCTCCATGGAGACTGGCTTGCCGCCGTGTGGGCAGCGTTGTTCGGCGCCAGCTGGGGGTTGACCTGCGCTTTCCAGCGCGTCGCTGACGACGCCCAACAGCAGGCCCGGGAGGCGCTCGACGGATGGACGGCCGCGAACGACCTACTCCGCCGGATCAACCGCGATGGCTGAGCGCACCGCGCCCGACGCCATCGAGCCCCACGAGTTCTGCGCCGTCGATCTGCTCATGGTCGTCGTCTGCGCAGCCGGGCTGGCCATCGCCGTGTTCGTGGTCCGCCACCGCGCCATGGTGGCCGCCAACGCCGCCTTCCTCGGCTTCTGGTCCTGGCGGCTGGCGGCCGACTGCGCCTACCTGCGCCGCAGCACGCGATGACCGCCCACACCTGCCACGCCAAGGGCTGCAACGCCAAGGTCCCGCCCCGCATGTTCATGTGCCGCCGGCACTGGTACATGCTCCCCAAGGCGACGCGCGACGCGGTGTGGGCCGCCTACGTGCCCGGCCAGGAGCGCCGAAAGGACCCATCGGCGGAGTACCTCGACGTGGCCCACCGGGCGATCGAGTGGCTCGCTCGTCATGAGGCCGCGGTCCGGTGACCGACCTCACAACCACCCCCCCGAAGCTCACAAAGGCCCAGCGCCGAGCACTGATCGTCCTGGCCGCCCAGCACCACAAGGGCCGAAGCGGTCGCGTGTCCAACACCACCGACCTCGACGAGGGCCACGTCTACTGGCTGAGCGCGGAGTGGCTGATCGGCGCCGGCCTGGCCAAGCCCCTCACCGAGGTGGTGGGCCGCCAACCGTCGAGCGTCTACCTGCGCATCACCGACACCGGCCTCGAGGCCCTGGGGGCGTCGTGGCATGACGAGCTGGCGGCCATGCGGGCCGCGGCGCGCGCCGAACGCGAGGAGCGGGCCGCGGCCCGTTCGAGGAACGGAGGCCGGTGAGCACCGTCCGCACCGACACCGCCCGTCGCTCCGCCGGCCTCGATCGCTGGTCGGACGCCTTCGTCTTCGGCGGCCTCCCCTACACCCGCTGTGCCGCCGGTGACGGCCGGATCGGCCCGGGCCAGTGGGCCAAGGCCGAAGGTGGCAGCGGGCGGCTGTGGCACGACGACTGCGCCGAGGACGCCGGAGCGTACGCCCGATGAGCGACACCGGCCTGTGGGGCGTGGTGGAGATTATGAAGGCCATCGCCAAGAAGGCTCGCCGGTGAAAGCGCAGCCCCGCACCGCCACAGCCATCCGGTTCCCCGTGGAGCTCCACGAACAGCTCACCGAGGCGGCCGAGGTCCGGGGCCTGACCGTCAACCGGCTCGTCGTCGAGGCTGTACAGGACTTCCTGCCGCGCCTGATCCCCGTCGACGAGTGGAAGTTGACCCGGTGACCGCCACGCCGGAAACCATCGTGCCCGTGCTGCTCGTCGTCCCCCTCGTCCTCCTCGCCCTGCGCGCCGGTGACTGGTGCCGACATCGCCGGCGCCGGCGCCGGGACCCTTTGGGCCTGCGGGCCCTGGCCTCGCTCGGCGAGGCGTCACGGCGCTAGCGGCTGGCGGCCGCGCACCGACCAAGCGATCCGTTCAGACCACGAGCGCAGGAGGAGGTGGAGTGGCAATCGACGCGACAATGCCGGCCCATTGCGCCCGGGTGCTCATCGACCCGTCCGGCACCGGCACCGTCACCTGGGCGCGGGGCGACATCGGCACCGTGAGCTGCTCCCGTTGCGACGGCTACGGCAACGTGGTCCGGGCCGGGCTGCCGGTGGCCTGTGGCGCGTGCAAGGGCGAGGGCCTGGTGCTCGGCGTCGTGGTCGACCTCGCCCCCGTCGGGTCGGGGACCTGGAGGCCGGACCCCCCCGGCGTGCTGCGCCTGCCGCTGGTCGGCCTGGAGGACGTCGCCGACGCCTATGCGGCCATCGACCTCGATGACTTCGTCGAGGCGCGGGGCGCGTGAGCGAGGCGATCGACCATGGCGCCAGCGCTAGCGCCGAAGCGACGCGCGAGCACATGAGCCTTCTGGTTGCCAAACGCGATCGTCTGGAGGTCGCGATAGCTGAGGCGTTTGATGCGATCCTCCCCGCCATCGAGCGCGGCCACTGGACGCCCGGCGAGGCATTGGCGTGGTGGGAGTGGGCCAGACGCCTTCGCATCTCCGGCGCCAGTCATCGATGCGCCGGAGCGCTGGGTGTGTCTACGAACACCCTTCTTGAGTGGGGGAAGGCGCTACCGGGAAGTCCCTCGAGCCTCACCGGGAGATTCCCCGTTCTCCACCAGCCCACGCCAGCTCGGGGTGTGCCCTGCGTCTATCTCCTGCTCGACACCGACTCTGCCTGTTTGTACATCGGCACGTCGCTCTATGTCCGTCGCCGCTTAAAGGTCCATTGGCAGGGCGGGCGCATTCCGGCGACAAGCTGGCAGGTAATCGTTGCGGGCTCGCCAGCCGAGGCCCTCCAGCTCGAGGGCGATCTGATCTTTCAGCACCAGCCGCCCTATAACGAGCAGGGCCGCTCTGCTCGACGCCGGACTCGGGTCACATGAGCGGCCAGTGCACCGGCTGGGTGCTTCGGCACGGCCCTCGCGACCGCGCCATGCGGGCCGTCCTCATCACCATCGCCGACGCCGCCAACCGCGACGGCGACCACGCCCGCCCCGGCAAGGACGCCATCGTCGAGGGCTCGCTGTACGGACGCTCCATGGTCACGCGCGTGCTTGCGCGCCTCATCACCGAGCGCTGGGTCGAGGTAGAGGAGTGGGGTGCGGGGCGCGGTCAGGCGACGGTCTACCGGGTGCTCATGGGACGCGACCCGACCGTCCCTCAACCCGTAACGAGCCCGCCGTCGAGAGTGCCCGACGGGCAGCAAAGAGGCCACTCAGTGGCCGCTTCCCGCCACCGAAAAGGGCCAATCGGGAACACGAAAGGGGCCACTCTGAGCCCGAAAGCGGCCACTGGCCCTAGCCAAAACACGCCGCCAACGGTGTTACCTACGGAAACCCTTCCTACGGCGAGCGCGCGCGACCACCAGGCTGCCACCGACGACCTCAGGGCAGGGTTCGTCGACAAAGGCCAGGAAACCGCAACCCCCAGCCCGCCCGGCCAAGCGCTCCTTGACGCCGTAGCCCGTGCCGTACCCACCTGCGCCGCTCGCCACGAGCTGCTCGTCGATCCCGACCAGGCCCCAGGCCGGGCCACACTGCGCCGGCGCCTCGCCGAGCTCGAGCTGCTGATCGGCTTCGACGCCGCGGTGGCCTGCATCACCGACGAGTGGCCGGAGTCGGTGAACAGTCCCATGGCGTTCGCCATCGCCCGGGCCGATCGTCGCCTTGGCCGGCCCGTGCGGGTTGCGCCGGTCGCCCCGCGTGCCGAGGTCGTGGCGAACGATGAGCCCGTGGTGCCGACCTACGGCACATGGCGTCCCGCCGATGTGGGCGCTCCGTCCCCACCGCCCCCGAACCTGCGCGACGCCTTCGAGAACCCGGAGCTGTTCCCCCAACCGGCCAGGAGTGAGCCGTGACGAAGCTCCTGCGCGTCTCCCCAGACCTGTCGCTGCCGCTCGACGCGGCCACCGAGACCTTCGCCATCCTCGGCAAGCGGGGCGCGGGCAAGTCGAACACGGAGGTGGTGATGGCGGAGGAGTTCTCGGCCGCCGGCATCCCCTTCGTGACCATCGACCCCAAGGGCGACTGGTGGGGCATCCGCAGCTCGGCCGACGGCAAGAGCCCGGGCCTGTCCGTACCGGTGTTCGGCGGTCGCCACGGCGATGTGCCGCTGGAGGCGACCGCCGGGCCGATGCTGGCCGACCTGATCCTTTGGTCATAGAGGCGCTGGCCGAAGGCCGTGAGGAAGCGGATGCGGTCGGCCTTCGAGAACGTGCTGACGTCGACGACGCAGGACAGCAGCTTCTCCAGGGCCGAGGCCGACCCCCTGCACCTGTTTCTGGAGGAGGCCCACGACTACCTGCCCCAGCAGGTGGGCGGGGCCCAGGCGAACCTGGTCCACGTCTGGCAGGACATCGTGCGATGGGGCCGGTTCAAGGGGTTGGGCTGCACCATGGCCTCGCAGCGCAGCGCAGCGCTCAACAAGGACGTGCTCAATCAGGCCGAGGCCCTCATCGCCATGCGGGTGCTGGCCAAGCTGGACCGTGACGCCATCAAGGGGTGGGTCGAGTACCACGGCCAGGCATCGGAGATCCTGTCGACGCTCTCCCAGCTCGGCGCCGGGGAGGGGTGGGTGTGGGCGCCGGCGCTGCTGGGCGATCCCCGACGGGTGCAGTTCCGCCAGCGCTGGACCTTCGACTCCGCGGCCACCCCGAAGGTGGGCCAGAAACGCCGGCAGCCGGCGACGCTGGCCGACGTCGACCTCGGCGCGGTGAAGGAAGCCATGGCCGAGACGATCGAGAAGGCCAAGGAGTCCGACCCCATGGAGCTGCGCCGGCGGATCACCGAGCTGGAGCAGCGGTTGCGAGTTGCGCAGTCGGCGGCTCCGGAGCCAGTGCCGGTCCTCGATGAGACCAGCATCGGGCGACTGGTGGCCCTCGTGGAGCTGGCCGACGAGGTGCACGCGCTGCGGGAGGACGTCGCCGGTGTGCTGGAAAGGTGGCCACGTGATCGGTCAGACGTACCTGGAGCGGGGCAGTCCGGTGACCGTGCTCGTGCGGTGGCGTCCGGGCCGGCCGAGCGGTCCGCGCAACGTGCTGATCCGTCGAGGCGACGGGACGCTGGTGGTGCGGCCGTTCCGGGGTCTGCGGAGCCCGACGAGCTGCCCGCCGGACCGGCCGGCCTCCTGCGAGTACTCGTCGCCCGCTACCCGGCGTGGCTGACGCGCCGGCAGGTCATCACCCTGGCCAAGCGCGGCCCAAAGTCCTCCGCCCTCGACGGCCATTTCGCCCAGCTGCTCGATCGGGGGCTGATCGAGCGTGACGGCACCGGCGTCTACGCTGCGACCAAGGCTGGCCTGGCGGCCGCCAACGGCGAGCCACCGGAGGACCCGGTCGAGGCTTGGCACGCCGCCTTCACCGGGGCCACCCAGAAGGTGTTCGACGCCCTGGTGCAGGTGTACCCCGAGCGCTACACGCGTGATGGCGTCGCTGACCTGGCCGGCCTCAGCCGCACATCGTCGAGCGTTGGCCAGGCCCTCACCAACCTGCGCCGCAACGGGCTGATCGAGGAGCACGACGGAGGAATCCAACTCGCCGACCTGTTGTTCGAGGGCCGATCGTGACCCACCTCGTCGGCCCCGTGCTCCTCCTCGTCGGCCCCGTGCTCCTCCTGGTCTCCCTGGTGCTGGTGGTGGCCGGTGTCCGGTTGCTGGTGCGCGACCTGGGTCCGGGCTGGTGGAGGGAGGAGGGGTGACCGTCGCCTTCGTCGACACCGAGACCACCCGGGCTCGATCCGGACCGCCACGAGATCTGGGAGGTGGCCAACGCATGAAGCGCCGCCACCGCCTCGCCCTCCACGTCGCCGGCGCCTCGGTGGCCCTGACCGGCGCCGGCTGCGCATCGCCCCGCCCGGCCCCGGCCACCGTGGGCCGCCACGCCGCGGCGACCGCCACGTCGGCGACCACCACGTCGACCACCAGAGCGACCGGGACGACCACGCCGCCTAGGACCGGCGCGTCTCGGATCGTGTCGGAGGGGGTGGCATCTCCCGGTCAGGCCACCGGGCCCACCCCCTCCGACTCCACCCCGCGCTGGCAGGGAGTGCTGGCCTGCATCCGGTCCTTCGAGCAGGGAGGCGCCGGCTACGCCACCGAGACCGCCAACGGCTACTCGGGCGCCTACCAGTTCACGCCGTCGACGTGGGCCGGGGCCGTCACCGGGCCGGCTACCCGCAGTACGCAGGGCGACCGGCATCCGCCGCGCCGGCCCACGTGCAGGACGCGGCGGCGGCCCAGCTCTACTCCGAGGAGGGCCTGTCGCCGTGGCCCACGCCGGCGAGGCAGTGCTAGGTGGGCCTGTTCATCCGCGAGGGACTGCCGGATGCAGCCGGCCAGCGATCAGGCGCAGGTGACGCGGTGACCCTAGTCCGTCTCGCCTGTCCGGCCTGTGCTGTGCGCTACGGCCGAATCGTGCACCCCGACTGCGCCCTCTGCCGTGGGACCGGAACGGTCGCCGCCGCCGCGCCCGAAGACATCGACCCCCTCGTCGCGGCCCGAGCCGTCAGCATGGGCATCGGTTACGTCAGCCCCCGGTTCCCCCCGGACGCAGGCACACTCAAGAAGCTGCGGGACCAGGGCCTGCTGGTGGACGATTCCCCCGACGCGGCGGGCCTGGTCGACGTCCCCACCGACCACGTCGACCGAGGTCAGGTCGGCAAGAAGGCCCGAGTGCTCCTCACGGGCGGCAAGCCGGCACCGTTCAAGGCCCGCACTCCGAAGCCCAAGCCCGTCCCCCTGCCACCGACTCCCGAGCAGCAGGAAGCCGAGCGACGCCAGGAGGAGGCCTTTCTGGCCCGGTGGCGTTCAGCGGCCCAGGAGCGACAGTTCGACCGCGAGCGCGCCGAGCGGGAGGAACGGGCCCGTGAGCGCGCCCTCGCCCAGCTCGTCGAAGCGCACGGCGAGGAGTACGGGTCGATCCTGGACGGCGAGCGGGCCATGGCCGCCATCGAGGACATGCCCCACGTGGCCACGCGTCCGTGGATGGCATCGGCGTGATGGCCGACCCGTTCGAGGAGCAGATCAAGCGGGACCTGTTCCCCAAGGTGGAGGGCTCCGCCGTGGTGGTGTCGCTCTGTCCGGCGGGCCAGCCGGACGTGAAGTTCTGCGTGGAGCTGGGCGCCGCCATCATGTTCGGCAAGCCGATCATCGCGGTGGCGGGTCCTGGCCGCGAGGTACCTCCCGGGCTCCGCCGGATCGCCGCCGCTGTCGTCGAGGGCGACGTCACCACCACCCATGGCCGCGACCAGCTGCAGGCGCGGTTGTCCGAGGTCCTCGGCGAGCTGGGGGAGCACTCGTGATCGCCTGCGCCACCTGGCAGACCCTCCTCGGTTTGGCCGCCGTCACCCTTGCTGGTGGTGCGGCCGTCTTCGCTGTGTTCTGGGGCTGGTCGTTGTGGGCGCGAGCCGCGAAGGGGTGAGCGCGCAACTGGAGCCGCTGGTGCTCACCGAGGCCGCAGCCGCCTGCAGCGTCGACGAGCGCACGATGGAGCTAGCGGTGGGCCTGGCCCTGCTGCCCGAGGGGCCCGACCGCGCCGTTCCCGGCTGGTGGGACGACGCCCCCTGTGCCGGCCTGGACACCGACGCCTTCTACCCGACCCGCGGCCAGCCCACGGCCCACCTGCGCGCCATCTGCGAGGGTTGCCCGGTCCAGGCCGCCTGCCTGGGCTCGGCGCTCTACAACGGCGAGAGCGACGGCTGGTGGGGTGGGACGTCGCCCCGCGGTCGCCAGCGGCTGCGCCAGGTCCTGCGCACCGCCGGAATCCTGGGCGTGGTGGGCGAAGAGGCCTACCTGGCCTGGCGCGAGGACGACCGCGATCCGCCCGACCCGGCGCCGGCGCTGTCCACGGTGCCCGACCCGTGGCCCCACCAGCTCGAGGCCGTGGCCGCGGTGACCCTGGCGCTGCGCGACGGGGGCCGGTGCCAGGTCTCGATGGCCACCGCCTCCGGGAAGACGCACGTGGCCCTGTGGTCGGCCAACGCGCTGGGCGCCGAGCGGGTGCTGGTGCTGGTGCCGTCCTTGGGCTTGGTGGCCCAGACCGCGGACATCTGGGCCACCGACGCCCGGTGGGCCGCTGCCCGCAGCCTCGCCGTGTGCTCCGACACCGGGGAGCTGGACCTGGAGGCCACCACCGACCCTGAGGTGGTGCGGGCGTTCATGACCGGGCCGGGGCCGGCCCTGGTGTTCGCCACCTACCAGTCCTCCGCCGTGCTCGCCGACGCGGGCACGGGCTTCGACTTGGTCGTCGCCGACGAGGCGCACCACCTGGCCGGGGCCAGCGACAAGGCCTTTGCTCCGGTGCTCCGGGGCGAGATACCGACGTACGCCACCCTCTACATGACCGCCACCCCCCGGCTGTTCCGCCGGCGGGGCGACGTCGAGCTGGTGGGCATGGGCGACGACGCCTTCGGGCCCCGGGTCTTCGACTTCCCCCTGTCCGATGCGGTGGCGGCCGGCGTGGTGGCCGACTACCGGGTGATCGTCGCCGCCGTCGATCGGGACGTCTTCGAGCGGGTGGCGCGTCTCCCGGAGATGGCCGGGATCGACCCGAACCTGTTGGCCGGGGCGATCGCAGTGGTCCGCGCCATGGGCGAGATGCGCCTGGGCTCCTGCGTCTCCTTCCACACCCGCGTCGAGCGGGCCCGCAGCTTTGCCCAGCTGATCGGAGCAGTGGCCGACGCTCTGGGAACGGAGCGGCCGCCGGGCCACGGGTGGTCGGGCTTCGTGCACGGCGGGGCCTCGGTGCGGATTCGCCGGCGTCTGCTCGCCCGGCTGGGCGACCCGCGCAGCTGGGGCGTGTTGGCCAACGCCAAGGCTCTGGGTGAGGGCGTCGACCTGCCCGCCCTCGATGCCGTGGCCATCGTCGACCCCCGGAATTCCGAGACCGACGTCATGCAGGCCACGGGTCGGGCGCTGCGCCGGCCGACGTCGGCCAAGGTCGGCACCGTTCTGCTGCCGGTGCTGCTGACGGGTGACCCCGATCCCACCGACCCGCTGGCCGGGTGCGACCGGCGCTCGGTGGACCTGGTGGCCGGTGTGCTACGGGCCCTGCGCTCCCACGACAACGAGCTGGCCTCGCGCCTCGACCACACCCGTCGGTGCCTGGGAGCACGGGTGCGCGTCGGGGCCGATTTCGGGGCGACCATGCGCCGACGGGCTGCCCGCGGGCTGCTCGGCTCCCGCGTCGAGCTGCACGTGCCTGGCGGGGCGACCGGTGCAATCGCCGGCGCCATGGCCCTGCACCTGATCCGGGAGGCCACCCCGTCATGGGACGAAGCCCACGCCCGCTTGCTGGCCCACGTGGCCGAGCACGGGGCGGTGCCGAGCCAGACCACCACGGTGCCCGACGACACCGGGACGTTCGCCCTGGGGGCGTGGTGCACCGTCCAGCGCACCCTGCGCCGTCGCGGCCTGCTGGCGGCGGGACGGGTTGCTGCCTTGGAGACGGTCGCCGGCTGGGCCTGGGAGCCGCGCGACGAAGGGTGGTGGGACAAGCTCGACGCACTCCGGGACTACATGACCCACCACGGCCACGACCCGAAGCAGGCCGAGCAGTGGCGGGGCGTGTACGTCGGGCGGTTCCTCAACTCCTGCCGCGCCGCCCGCACCGACCACGACGGCCACTGGCTCGACCAGTTCCCCGACCGCATCGCCGCCCTGGAGGCGATCCCCGGCTTTGTCTGGAACACCAAGGACGCGCGGTGGGCCGTGAGCTTCGCCAAGCTGGTGCGCTGGGCGGCCGAGCACGGCCACGCCACCCCCTCGCAGGGCGACACGGTCGACGGCCAGGACATCGGGAAGTGGACCAACAAGCAGCGAACGCGGATCCGCGACGGCAGCCTGAGCGCTGAGCGCATCGCCAGGCTGCGGGCACTGCCCGGCTGGGTGGACAGCTACCACGACATTGGTGACGCCTTGTTCGAGGAGGGCCTGCTGCATCTGGTGGCGTTCGAGCAGCGACACGGCCGCCAGCCCAGGGGCAGCGAGACCTACGCCGGCTTCGCCGTGGGCCGGTGGGTGATCGAGCAGCGGGCCCGGTGGGCCGAGCGCCGGTCCAACATGACCGCGGCGAAGGCCCGGCGGCTGGAGGCCGTGCCGGGCTGGACGTGGAACACCAACGACGCGCAGTGGGAGGACGGGCTGGCCGAGCTGGAGGCGTTCGCGGCCGCCCACCACATGCCGGGCCGGCCGCTGCGCATCCCCCAGGGCCGCCTGTCGTCGTGGGCCACGACCCGGCGGATGGAGCACTCACGGGGTCGCCTGGCCGCCGATCGGGTCGCCGCCCTGGAGGGCGTACCGGGCTGGGTGTGGAACATGTGGGACGCCAAGGTCGAAGCGGCGATCGCCGCAGTGGGGGCGTGGCTGGAGCGCGAGGGCCCGGTCGACCCGGTTCACGCCCACCACGAGAACGGCGTGCCGGTGCGGGCGTGGGTGCTCCGGTGGCGCCGGGAGCGGGCGACCGGCGACCTTGATCCCGAACTGGCCCGCGAGCTGCAGGCGCTCGTCGGCTGGTCCTGGTCGGCCCTGCCCGCCAGCGCGACCCCTGCCCGCCAGCGCGACCACGCCGGACGCTGGTCGCCGGTGGGCTGACCCGCCCCTGACCAGCAGGTTCGCCGAACCACGCGCCCACCCGGCGTACTCTGGTGCTGCCCCAACCAATCCCGAGGGAGCCCACGCCATGACGGTGCGCACGACCAAGCCCACCCCCCTGGACGCCACCGAGGTCACCCTGGTCGACCACGGCGGCGGCAACTACGGCGTCATGGTCGGCGATCGACCGGTGCCCAACCTGGCCCTGGTCCGGGCCGACTACGAGGGCGGCGACCTCCAGGTCGTCATCGGCGGGGCCTTCGCCATCCCGTGCACCGCCGACGAGCTGGCCCGGTGGGGGCCGGCCCTGGTGTGCTGGGCCGAGGGCATCGGGGCCAACGGGGCCCTGACCTCCACCTTCGCCCGGCCGCCGGCGGCCAGGCGCCCGGCCTCGGGTGCCCGGGCCAACGCCAAGACCGGGGCCCGGCGCGGCCCCCCCTCCCCCACCAAGGGCTGAGGGCCCGCCACACTTCGCCCGAGACGTCCAAACCCTGGGCGCTCGGGCCCGCCCAGATCGGCTCCGCCCATCACGCGTGCCTCCAACACCACCCAGACCAGAGGCCCGCTCTTGGACCAGACCGCCGGCACGTGGCTGTGCCTGGTCTGCGGGTGCGAGACCGCCCCCCGTGACGACCTGGACGCCTGCCCCACCTGCGGGGACACCGGGACACCGGCCGACACCGCCACCCGGGTCTGCGTCAGCCTGACCTGGCACGAGCTGCGCATCCTGGTCATCTGGGCCGAGCGCTTCGCCGCCGGCGCCGGCGACGCCCGCATGGCCAAGGTCCTCTACGGGATCGCCGACCGCCTCCAGCTCCAGCACCTCGATGCCCCCGCCCTGACCCTCCAGGGGGAGATCTCCGAGCTGGCGTCGCGGGGCCACGCGATCGCCGTCGACGACGAGGGCACCGAGGGCGGTGCCCGCTGAGCGGGGTCGCGCCCCTGGAGCCGGCCGAGGCCGCCCGGCTCGTGCGCCTGGAGCGCACCGTCGAGCGGGCCATGGAGGTGGGCATCGAGGTGGCCGGCAAGCTGGGCGGGCCGGCGCTGGTCGCCATCCGCGACGAGTACCTGTACCGGCGGACCCACTCCAACTTCGGCGACTACGTGAAGGAGCGCTTCGGCCTGGGTCGGCGCACCGCCTACCGGATGATGGAGACGCCCAAGCCCCGCCCCATCGAGGAGCGGACGGGGCCCAAACCCTCAAGTAGATGTGACACGGTGTCACAACCGGTTGAGGGTTCGGGCGGTGACAGGGCCGAGACGACCGACGACACGCCCGGTCCTGGCCACCCAGTCATGCCCGAGGCTGGCGAGCGGCTATGGGCCGAGGTCGTCGAGGTGACCGTGGTGGTGGGCCGCGGCGGGGTGCTGCGCCTGGTGGCCGAGGCCGACAATTACCCGCCTGTGGGCGCCGGGGTGCTGGTGACATGGACCCCATAGAGCGTTCCGACGACGTGGTGGCCCTCGAGCGCCAGGCCGACGCCGGCGACGCCGACGCCGCCGAGCGCCTGCGCCGAGTCATGGACCAGCTCCGCCCCGGCGAGTGGGTAGATGACGCGGCGTGTCGGCACGTGGACCGGGACCTGTTCTTCCCGGCCAAGGGCGACCGGGAGACCCCGGGGTGGCTGGTGCGGCTCTGCCATAAGTGCCCGGTCGAGGTGCAGTGCTTGGAGTATGCGCTGGCCATTGGCACCCGCCACGGCGTGTGGGGCGGACTGACCGAGCGCGAGCGCCGGCGCATCGCCCGGGCCCGGCGCGCCACCGGACCCCCCCGCGATCCCCGGGGGGCACGCCGTCCCACCGGGCCGCCCAAGGGTCGACCTCCCGCCACCGGCGCCGATGCGGGACAAGGCTGAGGCTCGTGGGGATGACCGATTCGGCCCTCGTGCACCGGGCCCTGGAGTATCGACGGGTGCGAGCGGAGATCAAGGCCCTCGAGCGCGAGGCCAAGACGCACAACGAGGCCGTGCTGGCCGAGCTGGGCCGACGTCGCTTCACGCCCACCGAGACCGAGGCGTGGGCCGCGGCCCTGGTTTCCAAGGTGCTCGACGACGCCGTGGCCGAACAGGCGCTGGCCAAGCTGAGCGAGCCCTTCGTCCTGGGCGAGCGCCAGATCACCCCAGTCGCCCCCACCCGGGTCAGCTACGACCCCGAGCTGCTCAAGGTGCTGGTCACCCGGGCCGTGCACGCGCGGGTGACGCGGCTGGTGGTCGACCCCGCGGCGATGGCCACGGAGATCGAGATGGGCCGGGTCAAGGCGGTCGACATCGGGCCGGCCCGCACGGTCTCGCTGTCGTCCCCCCACATCAGGGTCACGGCGCCGGCGGCGTAGATCGGTTTCTAGTTTCTAGAAACCAGACGTAGATCAGGAGCGGTACCGGCACGGCGTCTCGCCACAGCAGAATCCAGGTGGCGAAGCAGAAGGCCGAGATCCGGGTACAGGACGCCATCCTCCTGGGCTCGCCAGGCGATCGCCTGTCCCCGGTGCACGCCGCCGTCCTTGACCATGCGGTACGCCTCGCGCTCGGGGGTCGTGACGCCGCCTTGGACGAGGACGGCGTGGGTGGCGGCGTGGACCGGGGACAGGAACCAGCCCTCCTCGTCGACGAACGGCGGTCCCGCCGGCTCCCAGTCCATCTACGCAGGGTACGGGTCGAGCGCGGCGACCTGGCCGCCGGCCACCAGCAGGGCCTGGCACCAGGCCAGCAGCCGCCGCTCGTGGTCGTCGAGGGTGCCCCTGCCCGCCCCCAGCACGCTCCACAGGCTGCGGACTGCGCCGGTGCAGCCGTAGGGGTCCGGGGGCGTGACGGCCTCGGTGACCACGTGGTCCACCAGCAGGCGGTGGGTCAGGGCCTTGCTCCGGGAGAAGCTGACGAGCACCAGGCCGGGCTCGCCGTCGGCGTTGTGCCAGCGCTCCACCACGCGCCCGGTGACGGGCTGGTGGGCGGCCAGGGGGTCGACGCGCTGGGACAGCACCGACCCGACGCGGATGGGTTCGGGGTCGTCGACGTGGCTGACGAGGGGCTCGGTCCCGAGCTCGGCCCGAAGCTGGGCCAGGCGCCGAGCCATGGCCGCGGAGCGGTCGGTGGTGGTGGTCATCGCCTGTACCCGGCGGGCACAGGCGGACGCAGGCGCACGGGACGGTCCAGCCGCCGCTGCTCACGCTCCCGGCTCCACCGCTCACGCAGTCGATCTACCCGATCAATGGTGCGCAGCGCCGACCGCTGCCGCGCCGCCCGGTCGTGCTCGGCCTTCGCCTCCCGCGCCTCGCGGACGCTCTCCACATCGGGGTACCACCGCGGGCGCGTCTCCTCCTCCAGCTCGGTGAGCATGGCTTCGAGGTCGACCCCGCGGCGCCCGTGGCCGCAGAGCGGCCAGCCCTTCTGACCCCTCGGCCACCAGGAGACCCTGATGCCGTCGCGGTCGGCCTCGATGATGACCGTGCCGCGGGCCCGCAGACGGGCCAGGGTGGTGGTGGTCACGACCGGGCCTTCTTGGTGGCGGCGAGCGAGGCCTCGAAGAGGGGATCGAGCAGCTCGACCCAGGCGAAGGCTTGGGTGATCCAGCTCTGGCGGTACTCGTTGAGCGAGCTGGACGCCATGCCATCGGCGGCGACCACGCAGGCCAGCAGGCGCAGGAGCCCAGCGAGGTCGCGGCACTGCTCGCTGTCCATCTCGTAGGGTTCGGGGAGACCATCGGCGTGGCGGAACCTGAGGGCTTCGGGCATGGTGGGCAGGTAGAGGCTCATGCCGCGCTCGGCGCCGGGTGGGCGTCGCAGCCCACGATCTGCACCCACGTCACCTCGGTGCCCTCGGCCGTGTTGACCAGGACACGCCGGTAGCGGCAACCGCAAGGGTCGACGGTGAAGATGAAGCCGGTCATGCCGCGGTGCCGTTCGATGCGGCCGCCACCAGGACCACGGCGCCATCGACGGTGGCCGGTGCCAGCCGGCCAGCGGTGACCGCCTTGAAGATGCTCCACACCGCGGTGGTCTCGTCCTTGCGGACCGCCCTGGCGCTGCGCACCCGGCCCGACGTGGCGTGGTCGATGATGGCGTGGCGGACGTGCTCAGAGAGCTTGGCGTCCGAGCACGAGCGGCCGAAGCTGCGGGCCCAGGCGATGCCGGCCAGCAGCTCGTCGCTGGCATCGAAGGGACGGAACGGGTCGTCCTCCGGGGTGGTGCCGGCGGGGGTGGCCCGGGGCGCGGGGGCCGCAATTGCGTCAGATTGCGGTGCAATCGCGCGGGAATGAGGCGCAGGACCGGTGGCCTTGGGATCGGGGCCGAGGTCCTCGATCCACTCCACCATGCTGACGGCCTTGCTGGCGGTGAGCTGCTCGGTGCGCTTGCCGAAGCGGCAGTGGCGGCCCCGCAGGGAGCGGGCCTGGTCGAACAGGGCCCGGCCCGCGCGCTCGTTGAGCCACTCGGTGCGCAGGTACTCCACGCCGCGGCCGTCGACGACCTCCTGCTTCGGCTGGGGCACGCCCATGGTGGCGTGGAAGGTGATGACACCCCGGCCCTTGACCTCCTCGACCTGGGCGATCACCCCGGTCACCGGCCGGCAGGCGGCCAGCACGGCGGAGCGCTCGACCACGACGGGGACCAGGCGCAGCAGGTCGAAGGCCCGCTGGCGGACTTGGTCCACATCCCACGCGTCAGGGGCGCAGGGCCCGACGGTGGCCGCGGCCGCAGCCACCAAGGCCACGGCCGAGGACTCGTCGATGGCGGTGGGCTCGGTGCTCACGCGGCATCACTCCCCTCGTCGTCCTCGCAGGGCAGGACCAGACCGGCCGCGGCCACAAACGCCAGCTGCAGCGCCAGCGCCCACTCGGCCTCGGCCGCGAAGCCCAGCCCCCCGCACACACCGCAGCCCCGACCGCGGCCGGCGCAGCTGGGGCAGTCCTTGGGCTCGGGGGCGGCGGCCACGGCCAGGCAGTCCGCCTCGAAGGCCATCTCGGCCAGGTCGTGCGATCTGGTCGTGCATGCTGCCTCCACCACCCGAGGGCGCCGCTGGGAGCGGTAGCCCGTTCGACGGCCGCTCACGACGCCGAACCCATGTTCGCAGGCGCCTGCGACAGAGCGGGGGAGGTTTTCGGCTCGGGCCGGTCACCTCGGGGCGGCCTCCCGACCGGGGCGCTTGCGCGGCCAGCCCGCTTGAGGACGCGACGGACTGCCTCCGGGGACACACCCAAGTCCGCCGCGTAGACGAGATCAGGCGCCCGATCCGGGCAATCGGACCGCCAGTCAGGCCGGGTGAAGCGGGGGGCCATCTACGCCACCGCCCTCTCGGCCGCATCGGCCAGCTCGTCGTCACGCACCATGTCGCACGGCTCGATGCCGAAGCCGTCGCCGTCGGGCTCGACCGCGTACTCGCCGTCGGCGATCTCCACCGGGGGCAGGTAAGCGGCGACGCCGCGGCCGTCGATCGTGTCGCGCCCGCAGGCCGCGCAACGCACGCGCCAACCGGCGTCGATGTAGCGCTGGCAGGCGCAGGTGGCCGGGGGGGTGGCGTCGTCGGTGACGAGCGCCGTAGGGTGCTCCATTGTCAGGACCTCCTAAGGGCTTCCTGGCCGGGCCGGGGGGTGCTGCAACACCCCGCCGGCCGCTCTATCTGAGTGGCTCCATCCTACCGAATGCTTGACCACCGGTCAAGGGGAAGGTACGGTCGGAAGGTGGCCAATCACCTGCTCGGGATGAAGGAAGCGGCGGCCCTCTTGGGGGTGACCAAGCAACGGCTCGGCCAGCTGCTCGCCACCAACGACGACTTCCCGGCGCCGACCGCCGAGCTATCACAGGGCCGGGTGTGGAACCGCGCAGACGTCGAGCGCTGGGCCAAGGAACACGGACGGAGGACGACGGGAGCATGAAAGGGCCTCTCGGCTACGGCCGCTACAACGACGACCCCGGCCACATCGGCTGTCCCCGAGCCAAGAGCGACATGACGCCCTGCGTGGCTCGGGACGGCCGTCTCGCCTGCGCCGACGACGGCGCGTGCGTGGGCTGCGGAGCGGACCCCGCCGTCCTGCTGACTGACCTGGTGCGGGCTGCCACCGAGCCGGCCGCCCAGCCGGAGGCGTAGCGTGACCCAGTGGGGTACGAGCTGACCCACTAACCCGGCGAGTGTCATCGCTGTTGACAACTCCCGCCCATTCTGTCATCATGGATGACATGAACACAACGCAGAGCACAGACGCCACCGCCACCGACGACTCCTATCTGATCGCCTCCTACATCAACGGCGAGTGCTTCACCAGCGGGATAACCGAGACCATTACCGCCGGGACCGACTACGACCTGGGCGACCCCCTCGCCACGGTGGCCGACTGGCTGGCGGGATTCGTCGTCGACAACCTCCAGGCCGAGTCCGACGAGACGGTGACCGACTCCGTGCAGGTCGACATTCTCTCTCCCGCCCGCGACGTGCTGGCCTCCGGATTCCGCAACGTCCGATGAGGATTCAGGGGCCAGGCCTCGGCGGGTGGTGCATGGGCATCGCTGAGATCGCCCAGCGGGCTGGCGTGAGCCGCCAGACGGTCGCTCAGTGGCACGTCCGGAAAAAGCTGCCCGAGCCGGACGCCCGGCTGGCGATGGGACCGGTGTGGCGGGAGACGACGATCGAGGCGTGGATCGCCGACAACAACGTGCCCGTACCGGACCGCTAGCCCAGCGGCCGGAACCCGGCCTCCAGACGGGCCACGATCCTGCGCACCCCCTCGGGGTGCCACGTCGACCCCCGCTTGGGCTTGTGCCCCTCGGCCACCAGCGTCTCGGCGATCTCCCGCAGGCTCATCTTCCGTCGGCGCAGCTCGTCGACGCGGGCCATGGTGGCCTGCTCGTCGACGTCGATCACCAGCTCGTGATCCACCGCCTTCCACCCGTACGGCGGTGACCCGTAGGCGTAGCCCCCCCGCGCTGCCTTGGCCGCCTGGCCGGCCTGCATCCGGGCCACGATCAGCGCCCTCTCGTACTGGCCGATGGCCCCCAGCACCTGGCGGATGAGCACCCGGGTCGGGTCGGCCCCGTCGATCTGGGGCTCGGTGACGCTTCGCACCTGGCGCCCGGCCCGGGCCAGGCGCTCGATGACCGTCTCCTGCACGACGAGGTCGCGGGCCAGGCGGTCGAGGCGGTAGACGGCCAGGACCTCGGCCCGGCCCGCCTCCATGTCGGCCAGGGCCAGGGCCAACCCAGGGCGATCGACCAGCGACCCCGACACCCCCTCGTCGCGGTGCACGTCGACGAGCTCGTGATCGCCCTCCATGCACCAGGTGCGCAGCCGGGTCTCCTGGACCTCGATCCCGGCGCCCTCGTCGGCCTGTTTGGCGGTGGACACGCGCACATAGCCGAGGACGCGCACCGCCCATGATGGGGACGGGGCCGCCGGCGGCGGGGGGAGGCCGAGGTGCATCGTTTAAAGCAAGTCAGTGACGGGTTCTATCTCGTCAGAGGCTGCACGGAGCCAGGGAGTCACGAAATCCGCGTCACGCGACGTCCCGCCCGCACAGCGCCTCCCGACACCGGGGTCCGGGCTTGCGGCCACGGCCGGATACGCCCTGCTCAGGCCCGCTGTAGGCCCTCGTGGAGCACCGGCGAGCGGCCCGTCACGTTAAGGCCAAGAACTGTGTCGGGCCAAATGGGGGCTCCACCGGTGTGGCGGGCACTACGGTGGGGGTCGCTTCTTGACATCGCGGGTGAACCGGTGCGCAGGTCAGCGCGGTACTTCTTGCTCATAGAAACGTGGTTCGAATCCACCCCACTGCCCGGCGACGGGTGGTGAGGGCGCCAAGTAGGCAGGCGCACTTCCGTGCTCCGCTCGGTTCTCGGTTCACCTACACGCAATCCCTTCCGGTGCGAAGGGCCGGGTTACTTCTTGGCAAAGACACCCGGTCCACCCCGGTTCTCGGAAAGGAACTACTAATGCCGAAGTTCTCCGGGCCGTCGGCCGCCCCGCCCCAGGTGTTCGGGCCCGTGCGCACCACCGACCCCACCCTCACCCACGAGGGCGGCCAAGGCTTCGCCCGCGACGCCAAGTCCGAGCTGTTCCTATTGGCCGTGACCAACATGGTCGGCGAAGCCTCGTTCTACGAGCCGGCAGGGGAGCGCGACGAGCGGTTCCGCTCGCTGATCGCCCAAGTCGTGGCCGAGGACGCGGAGTGGGTGGCACGCTTCGTGCCCTACTTGCGCGACACCATGCAGATGCGCTCGGCGTCGGTGGTCATGGCCGCCGAGTACGTCAAGGCCGGCGGTCCCCATGGGCGTGGCGTCATCGACTCGGCGTGCTCGCGGGCCGACGAGCCGGCCGAGGTGCTGGGCTACTGGGCCTCGCACTACGGCCGAAAGTTCCCCCAGCCCGTCAAGCGCGGCGTGGCCGACGCGTGCCGTCGTCTCTACAACGAGCGCTCCGCTCTGCGCTACGACGGCCAGTCGCGGACGTGGCGCATGGCCGATGTGATCGAGCTGGTACACCCCAAGCCCACAGCGCCATGGCAGGAGGCGCTTTTCAAGTACCTGCTCGACAAGCGCCACCACGACGGGGAGGCGAACGGTCAGCTGCCGGTCATCTCCCGGGCCCTGCGGTTGGAGGCGCTGGCGCCGGACGCCCGGCGTGCCGCGCTACGGGCCGAGCCCGAGACCCTGGCCGAGGCCGGGTTCTCCTGGGAGCGCCTCGCGGGATGGTTGCCGGGGGGAATGGACGCCGAGGCGTGGCAAGCGGTCATCCCGTCCATGGGCTACATGGCCCTGCTGCGCAACCTGCGCAACTTCGACCAGGTCGCGGTGTCCGACGAGGTGGCCGCGAAGGTGGCGGCTCGTCTCTCCGACCCGGAGCAGGTGGCGAAGTCCCGCCAGTTCCCGCTGCGGTTCCTCTCGGCGTGGAAGGCCACCGAGACCATGCGCTGGGGCCAGGCGTTGGAGCGAGCGCTGGATCTGTCCGTCGCCAACGTCCCCGCCCTGGGTGGCCGGACTCTCGTCCTGGTCGATGTCTCCGGGTCCATGGAGTTGTGGCTCTCCGATCGCTCGGCTGCCAAGCGCTGGGAGGCGGCGGCCATCTTCGGCCTGGCGCTGGCCAAGCGCGCCGCGGCCGCTGACTTGTACCTGTTCTCGCACCAGCTGAGCCACATGGAGGTTCCGGCCGGGGCATCGATCCTGCGCCTTATGGGCGAGGTGCGCCAGTGGGTCGGTGGCGGTACCGAGACGGGTGCGGCCATCCGGACGGCCTACAGCGGCCACGACCGGGTGGTCCTGCTCACCGATGAGCAGTCCTTCTACGACGCTTTCCCGCTGCCACCGATCCCCCGACTGTTCACCTTCAACCTTGCCGGCTACCGGGTCGGTGGGATGCCGTCCGGCCAGGATGGGCGCCACACTTTTGGCGGGCTCACGGACGCGGGGTTCCGGGCGATCGAGCTGCTGGACCGCGGCCGGGACCAGGGGTGGCCCTTCTAGACGGAGGTGTATCGATCCTTCGACCACAAGTGAGGCGGCAAAATCGCTGCACTGCACAGTGAGCACGGCACAGTGAGCGGTCTACAGCCGTAGACACCTCCCCCGGCGCCGGCCGCGCCACGACGACCATGGACCGCGTGAGCCTCGGGCCGTTCCCCCACTGCGACCAGCGCGTGCTTCACGACCGGGGCGTCTGCGAGTACTGCGACCGCCACCCCGAATGGCAGGCCCTCCGGGAAGCGTGGGGCATCGCCTTCACCGGGCACGAGCCCGCTGACGGCCAGCTGCCCTGCCCCGCGGACTTCAACCGGCCGCCGGGCGCCGGCAACGACCACCGCCGCTGGGCCGGCAACGTGGCGACGTCGGCGCAGCCGGTCAACGAGACGGCCGCTTCGCTGATGTTCTTCGGCGTGCCCGGCAGCGCCCTGGAGATCGAAGAGGTGCCGGTCACCCCCGCCACGCCGGGGCCGGTCGCCCATACGGCCAAGTGGCTCCGCATCCGCCGTCGTCGCTGACCCGTGGCCGCCGACCCCTCCCTCCCCCCGCACATCCTCGACGTCGTCTACTCCCAGACCCCCGAGTCGGTGGTCGCCTCCCTCTCCCTGGACGAGCTGGCCGACGCCCGCCGCTGGATGCTGGCCTTCGGCGCCTTCGCCTCCCGCCGCAGCGCGGCCGCCTTCGTCGCCGGCGACCCGTGCTTCTACGGGCGGGACCGGGTGGTGCCACCGACGGTGTCGGGGCGCGGGGTGCTGCGCCCGCAGGCGTGAATCGCTACGGCAGGCGCGACCGGGGCCGGCCACCGGGCTCCCGCAACCGGCCGAGGCCATGACCACCAGGAAGTCCCCCCAGGGCCGTGACCGTCTCCCCTGCCCGCTCTGCGCCGTGCCCGCGTGCGAGCTCCACTGCGGCGGCCTCACCCGGGCCGGCGAGCCCTGCACCCAGAGAAAGGGCTGGGGCACCGAGCACGTGGGCATCGGGGCGTGCAAGCTCCACGGGGGCTCGACGCGGACCCACCAGGCCCACGCCGCCGACGAGAAGGCCCGGCGCGCCGTGGCCGACTTCGCGGCCCGGCGCGACGTGGAGCCGACCGAGGCCCTCCTGGAGGTGCTGGGCATCCGGGCGGGCATGGTGGCCTACCTGCGGGCCGTCATCGCCGACATGGAGGACGACACCGGACTGACCCAGGCCGACGGCGAGGTCGGCCAGAAGCCCTCGGTGTGGGTGGAGCTGCTGGAGACGGCCCTGCGGGAGTACGGGAGGGTGGCCAAGGCCTGCGCCGACGCCAAGATCGACGAGCGGCGCATCCGCATCGAGGAGTCGATCGGCCGCCAGCTCTCCGACGTCCTGCGCCGGGTGCTCGACGGGGTGTTCACCGGCCTGGCCACCGCCGGCGTCGCCGGCGACGTGCTGGAGGAGTTCCAGCGGACCCAGGTACCCGGCATCGTGCGCCGGGCCCTGGCCGGCCTGGCCTTCCGGGGCACACCGCCGGCGCCAGAAGGGTGAGCGGAATTGTGGACGAATTGTCGGTGAGCCCGTGAGCCTCACCACCTCCCCCCTCAACCCCTGGGGCTACGTGCTCGGCACCTGGGCCGACCCCGAGGAGGAGGCGCCCGTCGACGCCTTCGAGCGCCTGGGGTACGAGCCGATCTGCCTGCCCCGCATCGCCGCCAAGGAGCGAGGGGAGGTCGTCGCCCCGTGCGGGCGCTGCCCCCAGGAGCGCTTCCACGCGGCCACCGAGGACGACGTGCTGTTCGGGGGCGCGAGTGGCGGCGGGAAGACCCAGAGCCTGCTCATGGAGGGCCTGCGGGCGTGCGTGCGCTACTCGGGCATCTGGGTGGGCGCCTACCGGCGCACCTACGACGAGCTCGAGGAGAGCTTCCTCAAGGCCCTGGGCCGCTACGCCTACGCCGAGGACCTGGGGGCGAGCTGGAACAAGACGCTGCGGGAGCTGACCTTCGGCGTCCGGGCCGGGCGGGTGTCCAAGATGCGCTTCCGCTACTGCGAGCGGGCCGAGGACGCGTACCGGCGCATGGGCGGCGACTACCAGCTACTTCTGGTCGACGAGCGCACCCTCATGGCCCCGGGCGTGGTGCCGGTGCTCCAGGAGCGGCTGCGCTCGGCCGACCCGGCCGTGCCCGTCATCGGCACCCGCAGCGCGGCCAACCCGGGCGGACCCAGCCACGTGGAGGTCAAGGAGCGCTTCATCGTCCCCACCGACTACGGCGAGCGGGTGGTCACCGACGACTTCGGGCGCACCGTGGCCTTCATCCCCGCCCGCCTGGACGACAACCCCTACCTGGCGGCCGACGCCGGCTACCGCCGGACCCTGGACGCCATCCCCGACCCGGGCCGGCGCAAGGCCATGCGCGACGGCAACTGGGACGTCTTCGCCGGCCAGTTCTTCGAGGAGTGGTCCAGGGACCGCCACGTGATCGACCCGATCCCGATCCCGCCCGAGTGGCCGCGCGAGGAGGGCATCGACTACGGCTTCGCCCACCCGTGGGTGGCCCTGTTCGGGGCCTACGACAACGACGGCCGGTGCTGGGTCTACCGCGAGCTCGACGGCACCAAGGTGGGGCAGACCGACCAGGCCCATCGCATCCTGGCCGCCGAGGGTGACCAGCGCATCGAGGCCCGCCACGCCGACCCGTCCATGTGGGCCAAGGTCGGGGAGCACAACACCAACGCCGAGGTGTACGGCAACGAGGGCGTCGAGCTGCGCAGGGCGGTGAACGACCGCGTCAACGGCTGGGCCCGGGTCCACCACTACCTGGCCGAGATGCCGGCGTGCGAGCTGCACCGGGCCCTGGGCTGGGAGACGTGCCCCCGGCTGCACGTCCTTTCCACCTGCACCGACCTCATCCGCACCGTCCCCACCGCCGTGCACGACCCCAACCGGCCCGAGGACGTCCTCAAGGCCGACGGTGACGACTGGATCGACGCCCTGCGGTACCTGCTCATGGGCCGGGGCGTCAGCTTCGAGCCGGCCGGACCGGTCGAGACGCCCCAGGCCAACGAGTGGGACATGGGGGCCTCGGCCGCCGACTACGGGTACGGGGAGATGGGGGGCTACGCCGACTATGGGCGGTGAGCCACCTCCCTCTGATCTGACCACCCCCGCCTTACCCTCCGCCCGGTGAGCACCAACGGCTCGGCTGTCCTCGACGAGGAGCAGGTCGAGAAGGCCAGGGCCGCCGCCGGCGACGACTTCGTGGAGCTGGGCGGCACCGGGCTGCTCGAGTACGGGGGCGTCCTGGCCGAGGAGTTCCGCCCCGCCCTCCAGGGTGACCGCGCCGTGGCCACCTACAAGGAGATGTCGGAGGAGGACCCCACCATCGGGGGCTCGCTGCTCACCATCGACAACCTGGTGCGCCAGGTGCCGTGGACCTTCGAGCCCGCCCCGGACTCGGGAGCGGAAGGGCAGCGGTGGGCCGACCACTGCCAGTCGTGCCTGGACGACATGTCGCTGTCCTGGCCCGAGACGGCCAGCTCGATCTTCACCATGGTCCCCTTCGGGTGGAGCTACTTCAACGTGGTGCTCAAGCGCCGCGACGGCGAGCAGCCCGACCGCCCCGACGACCCGAGCGCCAAGCCGAGCTCGGACTACGACGACGGCCTGGTGGGCTGGCGGGGGATCTACGAGCGGGCCCAGGAGTCCAAGCTGCGATGGGAGTTCGACGCCGTCACCGGCAGGCTCCGTGGCATGTGGCAGCAGCTGCTGGGCGGGCCGGCCCGCTTCATCCCCATCGAGCGCGCCGCCTTGTTCCGCACGACGGCCCGCAAGAACAACCCCGAGGGGCGCAGCGCCCTGCGCTCGGCCCACCGCCCCTGGTACTTCTTGCGCCGCATCGAGGAGCACGAGGGCATCGGCATCGAGCGCGACCTGGCCGGCCTGCCGGTAGGCGGGGCGCCTCCCGAGTACCTGGCCGCCAACGCGTCACCGGAGCAGCAGAACACCGCGCGGCGCATGAAGGCGGTGCTGGCCAACATCCGCCGCAACACCAACGAGGGGCTGCTGTGGCCCACGAAGTACGACGACCACGGCCATGAGCTGTTCCCGCTCAAGCTGATGTCGTCGGGCAGCCGGCGCCAGTTCGACCTCCAGGCCGTCATCATGCGCAAGCGCCAGGAGATGGCCATGTGCGTGCGCACCGACTGGCTGCTGATGGGCCACGAGGGCGTGGGGTCGCGGGCCCTGGTCGACCCCCGCATAGAGGACTTCCACCGGTCGCTGGAGACCTGGACGCGAGGCGTAGCCGGCGTGTTCGACTCGCACGTCACGCCCCGGCTGATGCGGGCCAACGGGGTGTCGGCCAAGCTCTCGCCCAAGCTGCGGCCGGGCAAGGTCACCCAGGTGGACATGGAGCAGTTCGCTGCGGCCTGGTCGCAGCTGGTGACCTCCGGCGCGATCACCAACACCCCCGAGACCGAGGCGTGGGCCCGGGCCCAGGTGGGAGCACCGCCCAACGAGGTGGACGGGGTGGCGGCGTAGATGAGGACGATGCCTCTGGGCCCACTCCCGGCCGACAGCGATCACATCGGGCGGCCCTGCTCGGTCTGCGACAGGCCGCTTGTAGTCGGAGAGAGCGTGACAGCCGAACTAGCCCTGGTGGACGGCGCGGTGCACCTTCTTGCCCTGCGCCACGCGGAGCACCAGCCGTGATCGTCATCACCCCCGCCCTGCGTCCCGCCCCCAGCCCCGAGGCCATCGCCAAGGCCACCGGCGAGCGCGGCCTGGCCCGGGCCATCGTCGCCGCCCTGCTGGCCCCGGTGGCCCTGCTCGGCTCCCAGCTCGCCGAGCTGCTGGCCCGGCGCGACCCCGACCCCGGGCGCGTCATCGACTGGTCCCTGATGCGCCGGCGCCTGCTCCGGGCCGTGCGCGGCCCCCTGGGTACCGAGGCCGAGCGGGGGGCGAGGGACGCCGTGCGCGACATCCGGGCCGCCTTCGACCTCGTCCCCTCCCGCGCCGTGGCCGTGGCCGAGAGCCACGCCGGCGACCTGGTGGCCGGCATCACCGACGAGGCCCGGGCCGCCCTGCGCACGATCATCGCCCGCTCCCAGCGGGAGGGGCGCTCGGTGGAGGCCACCGCGGCCGACGTGCGCCAGGTCCTGGGGCTGAACCGCCGCTACGCCCAGGCCGTGGCCAACCGCCGCCGGGTGCTGGAGGCCGAGCTGGTCCCGCCGGGGCGAGCCGATGCGCTCGTCGACGCCTACCGGGCCCGCCTGCTCGACACCCAGGCCACCAGCGTGGCTCGCACCGAGCTGGCCCGGTCGTCGAACCTGGGGGCACTCGAGGGCTACCGCCAGGCCGTGGAGGCCGGTGCCCTTAGTCCGGACTTCGTGAGGGAGTGGGTGACCGCCCGCGAGGACGGTCGCCTGTGCCCGGTATGCCGCCCGCTGAACGGCGTGCAGGTCGTCGGGCTGGACGCCATGTTCGCCACGGCGCTTGGCCCGGTGCTCACCCCCCCAGCCCACGCCAACTGTCGGTGCCGAATGGTCGCCATCGCCCGCAACGAGTGATGGGCAACGGACGCGGCTTCGCCCGTGGCCTGAACGGCGCCAACGGCTCGCAGGCCGACGAGGACAATCGCGTGCCCATGGGACCCGTCCCCACGGCCGTCAACCTGCGCCAGGCCCAGGTCGGCCCCGGCCCTGACGGGCTGGGCGTGGGTGGTGGAGGTGTCGACCCCCGTCGGCGTGTCGGCCTACTTCCTGACCCCCGGCGGAGCGGTGGCCCTGGGCGAGCAGCTCGTCGCCCTGGGCAAGGCCGGCGGGGCCGGGCTGGTGCTGGGATGACCGATGTCGCCACGATCCGCTTCGGCAAGCCGGAGGCCTGGGAGCTGGTCCTGACGGGCTGGGGACCCGATCGCGTCACCGTCGACGCGACGATGCAGCACACCTCAACGCCGCCGCGGTACGACATTGAGCTGCGATACGGCGGGAGCTTGGTCCTCCGTCTCGCCGACGCCACCAAGCTGGCCTGCGACGCGGCGAAGCTGGCCCAGCTTGTCGACGCGGCCAACGACGCGGGCGCCCTGCTGGCGCGGGCCGAGAAGGCAGAGGTTCAGCGCGACGAGCTGCTCACGCAGCTCCACAGGCGGAGCGCCCCGTGACCAACCTCGCCAAGTCCGCGTCGGACAAGACCAACCCCACCGGTGAGTTCCGGGCCCGCCACCTGATCCGCTGGTACAACGAGGGCGCCGGCGGCCAGATCGCCTGGGGGACCCCGGGCGACTTCGCGGCGTGCGTGCGCATCGCCGGCCAGCACATGTCGCCCGAACACGCCAAGGGGTTCTGCGCCCTCCGGCACAAGGACGCCACCGGCGCCCGTCCGGGCCAGGCGCCGGCTGAGCGGGCCATGCACAAGGCCGAGCGGCTGGCCAAGCTCGCCCCCCTGCGCCTGTCGGTGATCGACGGGCCCGGCCTCCTGGTCACCCACGGGACCATCCAGGTGCAGCTCGACGGCACCGACCCCGGCGTCGACGTCGACGTCGGGTGGCTGTCATCGGAGAAGCTGGGCGACGAGGGCGGCCACTTCGCCGGCGCCGGCCTGTCGATCGACCCCCGCACCGTCGACGGCGGGCTCGGCTACGAGATCAAGGCCGAGGGCCGGCGGGTGCTGTGGTGCCCCACCGCGGCCGCGGTGCCGGCCTGGGCCGCCGGCGCCGATCTGGTGTTCGCCGGCGCCGGCGTGTCGGTTCCCCCCGGCCTGCGGACCAAGGTCGTCCCCGCCACCGACACGGGGACCAGCTACCTCCTGCGCCAGGCCGGCCTGGCCCGCTCACCGATGCGCAAGCGACTGGTGGAGCGGCTGCGCAGCGCACTCGCGGCCCGGAAGCACGCTGCGATCGAGATCCGCAAGGGGACCCGGGCCTCCGGGGACTGGCACAACGGCGACGGGGCCTCTCCCGGAGCGACAGCGGACCAGCTGCGCACGCACCTGGTCGTCGACCATCCCGGCGTGCCGGCGAAGGGCCTGCCCGACGGTCGCGCCCAGCTCGACAAGCTCCACGCCGCCGACCACGTCAAGGCCGGCGAGGTCGGGGCCCATGCCACACACAAAGCCCTCTACGGCCCGGGCATGTCCACCTCGGCCATGGTGGCCCTGTACCCCGACCCCACCGTGGCCGACCAGCTGGCCCTCGATGGGGGCTACGACCCGGCCGACCTGCACATCACGCTGGCCTTCCTGGGCGCCGACGCCGTGCTCACCACCGATCGCGAGGCAGTGGAGGCGGTCCTCGCCCCCCTGGCCGCCGCCCTGGCGCCCCTGGACGGCTCGGTGTCGGGGGTCGGCCGCTTCACGCCGGCGCTGCCCCCGGGGACCGGGGAGGGCGAGTGGCCCCTGGTCGCCCTCATCGACATCCCGGCCCTGCCCGAGTTCCGCCAGCGCCTGGTCGCCGCCCTGGGCGCGGCCGGCGTCGACGTGGCCCGCGACCACGGCTTCTGCCCCCACATGACCCTGGCCATGGTCGGCCCCGACGACGAGTGGGCCGCGGCCCAGATCCTGGCCGCCGGCGTCGATGCCAGCGCCCTGCGCTTCGGCTCGATCGTGCTGGCCTGGGGTGACGAGCACGTCAGCTTCCCCCTGGGCCAGCCCGCCGGTGGGGCCGACCAGGCCGAGCCCGACGTCTACAAGGCGGTCGAGGGCCCGGTCATCAAGTCCGACGAGGCCAAGCGCTACACGCTGGCCCCCCTGTACCCGGCGTCGCCCGAGTCCCCCTCCGCGGCCCACCTCGACGCCCATGGCGACTTCGCCACCGCGGATGACCTCCAGGCGGCGGTGTGGGACCACGTGCGCAAGGGCGACCGCACCATCCGCGACCAGCACCGGGGCGGGACGGCCATCGGCGAGTGGGTGGAGATCGTGTCCTGGCCCTACGAGGTCACCGTGCCCCTGACCAGCGCCGACGGCTCGACGGTGCAGAAGTCCTTCGCCCCCGGGACGGTGTTCCTGGGCGTGGTGTGGACCCAGGCCGGGTGGGAGGACATCCGCAAGGGGGCCAAGACGGGCTACTCGCTGGGTGGCGCGGCGACACGCGTGCTCGTGGAGATGGCGGCGTAGGTGCAGGCCGGTCCCAGCTGCAACGGCTGCGGCGACTGCTGTGACCCGGTGCCCCTGCCCCTGACCAAGCGGGAGGCGCGGGAGCGAAAGCTCAACCCCGGCGATCGGCGCTGGATTCTCTACCGGCTGCGACGGATCAGCCGGGCCGAGGCGTTGCGTCGCAGCCCGTCGCTCGCGTCCGGTGGCTCGAAGCACTTCTACGAGTGCCGCGACTTCGACCCGGTGGCACGGCGGTGCACCGTCTACGACACCAGGCCCCCGGCGTGCTCGGGCTACCCGTGGTACGGCCGCGACCCGAGGCCGACCGACCTCGACTACCTCGAGCGCTGCGCCTTCAACAGCACCGGCGGGGTGCCGGTCGCCCTGGGCCGCCGTTGATGGCCTCGACCTCCCCGGCAGCCGAGGACGTGCCCGAGTTCGTGCAGTGGTGGGTCCGCAGCCTCCTGGACGCCGACGTCATGGGCCTGCTGCGCGAGGTGGGCGACCGGCCCGTCGAAGTGCGCCTGTACGCGAACAAGGGGCGGGTGCGCCGGCGGCCGGCCCTGCTGGTGGGCGTGGGCCAGGTCGACGAGGTGGCGGCCGAGGGATCGTGACCGGCTGCCGGGCCCGGGGCTGCAACCGGCGGCCCAAGGCCCAGGGCCTGTGCGCCAGCCACTACGCCCAGGCGGCCCGCCTGGGCCTGCTCGAGCCCGCCGGCCCCTGCGGGCGCTGCCAACGCCAGCTCGCCGCCCTCTCGACCTCGGTGCACGTGCCCCACGACCACGCCGCATGGTGGTCGACGTGCACCGAGTCGGAGCGCGCCGCCTGGTCCAAGGGCTACCTCGACGCCATCGCGCACCGCTACGACACCGGGCCCATCGACCAGTTGCTCGCCGGGTTGCGGACGACCTGAACCCACCTCCCCCGCGGGCGCGCCAAGCGCTTCTACCGTGCTCTAGTTCGAGAGCCCAAGGGCCACTCGCTCATCCCGACCAACACCGGTGCGGGTTGAGGGGGTGGCCCTTGTGTCGTTTCAGGGAGACCGAGTTGCCGCTGAGGGCCAAGCGAATGAAGGGGCTGCGCATCGACGAGGCCTCAGGCGTCGACGCCCCCGCCCACCTGGCCCCGGGCTGGATGGTCATCAAGTCGGCCGCCGGCGGCGACCCGCTGGAGGGCCTGAGCGACCAGGAGATCGCCGACGTCATCAAGGCCCTGGAGGCCGAGCAAGGAGAGCCCGTGCAAGAGCTGATCGAGTCGCTGACCAAGGCGCTGGGGACCATGGCGGAGCCGGCCAAGGCCCAGGCCACCGCCCTCATCGCCGCCCTGGGCGCCGAGCCGGCCCCCGGCGACGACCCGGTGGCCAAGGCGGTGGCCGACGCGCTGACCAAGGCCAGCGCGGAGCGGGAGGCCGCCGAGAAGCGGGCGACCGAGCTGGAGGCCGAGCTGGCCAAGGCCAAGGGCGCGGGCGAGACCGAGGAGGAGGCGCTGGCCAAGGCCATGGCCACCCTCCCCGAGCCGGTGCGCAAGCGCCTGATCGCCGACCAGGAGCGCATCGCCAAGGCGGAGACGGAGGCCACCGAGGCCCGCAAGACCGCCGAGACCGAGCGCGAGGCCCGGGTGTCGAGCGAGTACCTGACCAAGGCCCGCGGCTCGGAGTTCGCAGGCCTGCCCATCGGCGCCGAGGCCCTGGCCACCGCCCTGCGGGAGATCGACGAGAAGGTGTCCAAGGAGGCCGGCGCCGAGCTGACCCGGGTCCTCAAGGCCGCAGGCCACATGGCCCGGGGCGGGGCGGCCGACTTCGCCGAGTTCGGCGGGGCCGGGGCCGATGTGAGCAGCGAGGCCGGGGCCCGGGCCCAGATCGAGGCCGCGGCCACCGAGCTCCAGAAGGCGGACCCCAACCTCGACCGGCCCACGGCCATCGTCAAGGCCTACGACGCCCACCCCGACCTGGCTCGGGCGGCACAGGGGGGTGAGGGCTGATGTCCTGGGCCCAGGACGGCGACTACCGGGCCGCCCCGTCGGCGACCAACTTCTCGGCCGACGGCAGCGGCATGCACCGGGCGGTCAAGCTCGACGCCTCGGGGAACGTGGTGCTGTGCGGGGCGGCAGACCTCGACTTCGCCGGCATCCTCCAGAACGACCCCGCCGTCGGGGAGACGGCCACCGTCAAGGTCCGCAACGTCTCCAAGGCCGTGGCCGGCGGGGCCATCGCCATCAACGACGAGCTGACCACCGACGCCGCCGGCCGGCTGGTGGCCGCCACCACCGGCCAGATCATCGTGGCCCGCCCCATGGCCGCGGCCTCCGGCACCGGCGTCGTCATCCCCGTCGAGATCCGCCCAGGAGGCCTGAAGTAGATGCCCACTCCGCGCCAGTTGGGCACGCCCAACAACTTCCTCACCAGCGTGGCCCTGAGCTACACGGCGACGCTGCCCGACCCCGACATCTACGTGGCGGACAAGGTGTTCCCCGTCGTGGGCGTCGACCTGCCCCAGGGCAAGTACAAGACCTTCCCCCGGGCCATGTTCCTGCAGAACAACGTCGGCCCCCGCCCCCGCGACGGCTACCCCCGCCAGGTCGACTACCAGGAGAGCGAGGACGCCTACAGCACCACGGTCCGCTCCCTGGAGGCCGTCATCCGCTGGGACGAGCGCCCCAACTACGTCGGGCCGCCCAGCGGCTCGCCCGAGGCGGTCAAGGTGCGCCTGCTCCAGCAGCAGCACCTCATCGACCGCGATCAGCGCTGGGCCTCGGCCTACTTCAAGACCGGCGTGTGGGGCCGCGACCTCACCGGCGTGGCCACCTCCGGCGCCGTCGACGCCACGCACTTCCTCCAGTGGGACAACGCCAACTCCGACCCCATCTCGCTCCTGATGACCGAGAGCTTCGGCGTAGGCCAGAAGGTGGGGGGCGCCTACCGGCCGAGGACGCTGGTGCTCGGCGTCAACTCCTTCATCCGCCTGGCCAACCACCCCCTGCTCCTGGGCCGCCTGGGCGTGAACAACACCCGGATGCTCGACCGCACCGGCCTAGCCACCCTGCTGGGCGTGGACAAGGTGCTGGTGCCCCAGGGCACGGTCAACACCGGTCCCGAACGCGAGACCATCGCCGCCACCGAGTCCGCGGCCGCCTGGAGCTGGATCGTGGGCGCCAACGACGCCCTGCTGACCTACGCCGCGCCCATGCCCGCCCAGGACGCCCCCTCCGGTGGCTACACCTTCGCCTGGCGGGGCCTGCTGGGCGCGGATGCCTTCAACCCGCTCGCCGCGGTCACTCAGGGCCGCGACGACCGGGCCAAGCTCGACTGGTACCAGCTCGACACCGCCTACGACTACAAGGTCGTGGCCCCCGAGCTGGGCGTGTTCTTCTCCGGCGCGGTCGCCGGGTAGTCGTGCCCGGCGTCGCGCAGACCCGGGTCAAGCTGTCCGGGACGTGGTACGACCGGGGCGACCCGGTGCCCGACGACCTGGTCGACGCCCGCACGGTCGGCCTGGGCCTGGTGTCGCACGTGGGCACGCCTGACCCACAGCTCGAGGCCGCGAAGGCCGAGCTGGCCGAGGCCCTGGCTCGGGCCAAGCAGGCCGAGGCACGCGCTGACGCGGCCGAGGCCCTCGTGGCTGCGGCCACCGAGCCCGAGCCCAAGACGGCCACGGAGCCGGCGCCATCCCCCCAGCCGGCGCCGGCTCCGTCGGCCAAGAAGCTGGGCGTGGCGCCCAAGCCCAGGCCGTGATCCACGTCTACCTCGGCAACCCCGCCCCGGTCGAGGGCGTGGTCGACCCCTCCGCCGACGAGCTGACCCTCGTCGCCCTGGACGTGCCCGGCGGAGCGGTGACCACGGTGGACATCGCCCACGACGACCTGTTCGCCGCGGTGGCCGAGGTGCGCGACCTGTGGCGCTACCACAGCAGCGGACCGCCCACCTGGGTGGCGAGCGACCACGATGGCCTGGCCGCCGTGCTGGCCAGCGGCTTCGGCTGCCCGGCCATCGACATCGACGCCGGCGTGGCCGAGGTGGTGGCCGCCAACGACCGGGCCAGCACCGCGGCCGGCGACGCCATGGAGGGCACCCCCGGCGACGTCCGTGACCTGGGGGACCTGCGGTGAGGACGAACCTGGGCACCGATTGGCACGCCCGGGCCCTGGGCGCGCTGACCAACTCCAAGACGGGCACCGGCACCACCGCCCCCACCGCCACCACCATCACCCTGGACGACGCCACCGCCCCGGGGTCAACCTCGGCGTGGAACGGCCAGCTCATCACCTGCGGGGCCGTGTTCGGCGTGATCGTGTCCAACACCAACGCCACCCCGCCGGTGGTCACCGTCGACCGCTGGTACGACCCCACCACCCCGGGCGGGGCGGCCGGGACGACGCCGGCGGCCGGCCGATACCAGATCCTGGCCGGCATGGCCCCGGCCCAGTGGATGGCCATCACCACCGACGCCACCGCGGCCGCGGCCACCGACACCACGCTGGGCACCGAGGAGACGACCAACGGCCTGGGCCGGGCCTACGCCACCTACGCGCACACCACCTCGGCCGCCTCCTACACCCTGACCAAGGCGTTCACCTACACCGGCAGTGCGTCCAAGGTGCTGGCCAAGATCGGCGTGTTCAACGCGTCGGCGGGCGGGATCATGACCTTCGAGTCGGTGCTGAACGCCACATCGACCGTGAACGCGTCGGGCGACGTCACGACGGTGACCGAGACCGTGACCCTGTGATCAGCCATGTGCGACTCCGCGCCCGGCTGTGAGCTGGAGGCGGTGGCCTTCGTCGACGCCGATGTCGAGCCCAAGGCCGGCCTGAGCGCCGACCAGCTGGCGCCCCAGCGCGTTGGCTTCTGCGTCACCCACGCCGCGGCCGCGGGCCTGACCCAGCCCCTCAACAAGGGCCGGCTCGTCGTGGGCAGGAAGGGCAAGGCCCTGGGGCGCGACGGCCACGCCCTGGCCGGCTCGCACTCCCTGGTCCTGGGCTGAGCGGTGGCCGACCTCTTCAAGGCCACGTGGACCGACGTCGCCTGCAACGTCACCGCCGTACCCGGTAAGACGGTCGTGCAGGTCACCAACCCCTCCACCCAGCGGCTCAAGCCCGTCGAGCTGATGGTCACCTTCGACGGCGTGTCGTCCTCGGCCGTCCCCTGCCTCATCCGCCTGGCCCGCCAGACCACCGCAGGCACCCCCACCGGCAACACCACCCCCACCCCGGTGCAGAGCGACCCCGGCGGCCCGGCGGCCCTGCAGACCCTGGTGGTGGCGGGCGCGGCGGCATGGACCACCGAGCCGACCTTGGGCGACATCCTCTTCAACGCCCGCATCTCGCCCACCTCGGGCGTGCCCTTCCAGTGGCCGCTGGGCCGTGAGGACTGGATCGCCGCCTCGGGCCGCCTGGCCCTGGTCATCGTGGCCGCGGCCTCGGTCAACGTCTCCGGGTACCTGACCTGGGAGACCTGAGCCGGTGGCCATAACCCCCGACACCACCGGGGTGGGGTCGGGCTCGGCTGTCGCGGTCGGCACCTTCGCCTTCACCCTGCCGGCCACCGTGGTCGCCGGCGACGTGCTCATCGCCACGGTCAACACCCGGGGCAGCGTCACCACCACGCTGTCCATCGCGGGCTGGACGCTGGTGATCAACACCGCCAACGGTACGGCCTCCGGCGACGCCCGGGTCGCCACCTTCATCCGGGTGGCCGACGGGTCGACGGACTCCTCCAACCGCACGGTGACGCTCAGCCCCACGTCGGTGCTCGACGTGGCCGTGATGCGCTACCAGGGCGTGGACAGCGTGACCCCCCAGGACGCCGCCGCGGTGGGCCAGGCCAACGTTTCCTCGACCAGCTGCGTGGCCCCCACCATCACCACCGTCACCGACGGCGCCGTCGTGGTCATGGCCCAGGGCAACACCGGCGGGGTGACGAGCACGCCCCCGGGGACCATGACCGAGCGGGTGGAGGCGACCACCGGCGGGCGCGACGCGGTGCTCAACGACGAGGCGAGACCGGCCGCCGGTGCCACCGGGACCAGGACGGCGACGCTGTCCGGCGCCCGGCTCAACGTGGGCCAGCTCATCGCCCTGCGCCCGGCGGCCGCCGTGCGCCTGCGGGGCGTGAGCCAGGCCGTCAACCGCTCGGCCACCTACTGATGGCTCGGCTGGGGAGGGGCGCGCCGGCTCGGCCCCGGCTGCTTGTCGTACCAGCAGCCCCGGCGTCGGGAGGGCCAGCCGCCGCATCCGACGCCGCCGCCGCATCCGACGCCGCCACCAGGGCCGCGGCCGTCGCCCGGTCGGCCAGCGACGCCGCAGCCGTCTCCGACGCGGCGGCGCGCTCCGTCGCTGCCCCCCGCTCGGTCGCCGACACCGCCCCGGCCACCGACGGGGCGACACGCACGGCAGCAGCGACTCGCGGCGCCTCCGACTCGGCCCCCGCTTCTGACGCGGCCACCCGTCTGGGGACCCGAGCGCGCACCGGTTCGGATACCGCGGGTGCGACCGACGCCACGACACGCACCGGCTCACAACCCCGCACCGCGGCCGACACCGCCCCGGCCACCGACTCTCCGACCCGTACCGCCACCCGGGCCCGGGCGGCATCCGACACCGCCGCGGCCTTGGAGAGCGCCGTGCGCCTCTTTGCGGTGTCGCGCAGCGGCGCGGAGGCGGCGGCCGCCTCCGACGGGGTGGTGGCCAGCAAGGCAGGCCAGCGGTCGAGCTCGGACGCCGCCACCGCTGGGGATGCGTCCACCCGGACCCATGCCGCCACCAGGACGGGCGCTGAGGCGGCCCAGGCGGTCGACAGCGGGGATTCGGTCACCGCGGCGTCCCGCACTGCGGGCGAGGCTGCTGGGGCCTCGGAGGCCGCCTCCCGCTCGCTGGCCGAGGCCCGATCGGCCTCTGACGCGGCAACGGCCGTCGACGCCTCGGCCCGGACGCTGGGCGCGGCCAGATCCGCGACCGACACCGCGGCCGCCACCGACGCGGCCAGGCCGGCAAGCGGGGGCGGTGGTAGCCGATCGAGCGCCGATTCGGCCCCTGCGCTCGACGCCGCCACCCGGGCGTCGGTCCGGGCCCGCTCGACCTCCGACGCCGCGCCATCGAACGATGCCGGCCACGCCACCACGGCCTCGACCACCACCGCGGCCGACACCGCCCCCTGCGTCGACGCCGCGGTGCGCCTTCGCCTCTCCACCCGCACCGCCACCGTCTCGGCCAGCTCGGCGGACGGGGCCAACCGGGTGGTGGTCACCACCCGGTCAGCTTCCGGTTCGGCCCCGGCCGCCGACTCGGCCTCCCCCGCCTCGGGCCATGAGCGCGCCATCGTCGTGGCCGTGGGCCAAGGCATCGGTTCGGGCTGGGCGGGCACGCCGGGCCAAGGCAGGTGGGATGCCGGCGCGGGCCGCCCCTCGCCGTCGCGCCGGGCCGGCTCGGGCACGGGGCGCTGGACCGTGGGCGCGGGGCGGGGGGCGTGGCGTGGCTGAGCCCATCTCGGTGCTGAGCACGGAGTACCGGCGCTGGCCGGTGGCGGTGAGCGCGGCCGGGGCGGCAGTCGACCCCACGACCGACCCGGTGGCCCTGGCCTTCAAGGCCGACGGCTCCGCGCCGTCATCGGGCGACTTCGTGGCCGCGGCGTGGGAGACCGAGGACTCCACCCACTACGCCCGGGTGCTGATCGGCCCCGCGGGTACCGGCACCGTCACCTTGGCCCCGGCCACCTACCGGGTGTGGCTGCGGATCACCGACAACCCCGAGGTCCCCGTGATCCCCGTGGACACCCTGGCCGTGGTGGCCGGGTTCGCGGTGGCGGGCGGCACCTACACCAACGACCCCGCGGCCAACCCGGTGGACCGCGTCCGCCTGCTGGTGGGCGACACCGCCTCCCCCTTCTCCCTGTCTGATGCCGAGGTGGCGTGGTTCCTGGCCGAGGCCGCGGGCGTGGCCCGCGCCGCCGCCGCCGCCGCGGGGGCGCTGGCCGGTCGCTACGCCAGGGTGGTCGACGTGAGCGTGGGCGACGTACGCGAGTCGTTGTCCCAGCGGGCCAAGCAGTACGGGGACCTGGCCAGGGACCTGGCCGCCTCGGCCGCCGCCGCGCTGGCCCGGGAGGCCGCCCCCATCCCGTGGGCCGGGGGCATGTCCCGCGCCGAGACCGAGGCCATGACCGCCGACGGCGACCTCGTCCCCCCCTACTTCTACGAGGGGATGGACGCCCGGCCGGGAACGACCGACCGGGCCGGGGGGTGGGCGCGGTGACGCTTCCCCTGGCCACCACCACCATCACCATCCGCCGACCTCCCGCCTCCGACGACGGGGCCGACCCCTACGACGCCAAGGGTGCGGCGGTCACCGTCGCCACCGGGGTGCGGGCCGTGTTCTCGTCGCCCGCCGGGCGCGAGCTGGGGCCGACCGGCTCGGCCGAGGCCGTCGACTGGCGCCTGCTGGCCGACCCGTGCGACCTTCGCCACTACGACACCGTGGTCGACGAGACGACGGCCAAGCCCTACGGGGTGGTGTGGGCCAAGGCCCGCACCGACGGCGACGGCGGCCTGGACCACGTGGTGGCCGGCGTCGACGAGATCGAGGGGGCGGCGTAGATGGCCCAGGTTCCCTACGCCCACGTCGAGGCCCCGTACCCCATCAACATCGGCGGCGTCCGCGCCTACAACACCGGCGACCCCATCCCGGTCGCCACCGCGGTGAGCCTGGGCCTGGGCGACCTGCCCGTGCTGCCCCCCTACTCGTCGTCGGGCAGCAACGTCATCCTCAACGCCGGCGTGCTCACCGCCACGGTGGCCGCGCTGGTCGCCGCGTCGCCCGGGCCCTTCGCCCCGTCGATGACGGGGGCCACCGCGCCCACCCGCTACGTCGGTGGCACCACGTCCGGAGCCCCGACCACGGGGAGCTTCGTGGTGGGCGACTTCCTCATCGACCGCACAGGGAAGGTGTGGGTGTGCACCGTCGCCGGCTCACCGGGCACCTGGGTGCAGGCGGGCGGTGGGGCCGGCGGCGTGACGTCGGTCAACGGGGCGACCGGGGCGGTCGACCTGTCCGGCGTCTACGCCCAAGGACTGGCCGCCACCGCGGTCAAGACGGCGCCCTACACCGCGGCACCGAAGGACTACGTCCTGGTCGACGCCTCGGGGGGGTCGGTGGCGGTCACCCTGCCCACCGCGCCGGCCGACGGCACCCGCATCGGCATCAAGCTCGTCGCCACCTCCGCCACCAACGTCGCCACGTTCGTCTGCGGGGGGAGTGACCACCTCAACCTCACCACCGGCCCCACCTCGGGCACCATCACGCTGCTCAACCAGGCGGCGATCCTCCAGTACGCGTCGGCGACCGCGGTGTGGACGGTCCAGAGCAGCGACCTCCCGCTGTCGCAGCTCGACACGCGCTTTGCGCTCGCGGTGCAGACCCAGAACCCCGTCACCCAGTTCATCACGCCGCTCAAGATCACCACCCCGAACGCCACCCCCGGCGCCTGGGTGTGGGGCGTGGCCGGCGCCACCTTCAACGGGACCCCCGACTCGGTGTCGATCTGGGGCTACAACGTCTCCGCCGGCGGCGGGTGCCAGATCGCCACCGAGCCGGCCATCTATCTCCAGATGGAGTCGGACTACAACCAGCCTCCCCACACCATGGAGGCGCACCTGGACCTGGTGTTCCCGACGCCGGCGGCTACCACCGTCGCCGCCGGGTCGAACGGCGTCACGCTGCCCCAGGCCACCGTCAACGTGGCCTCGACGGCGGGCTGGCCCGCCAAGGGCGTCCTCGTGGTCGGCGGCTCGACGGTGCAGTACACCGGCCTGACCTCCACGTCGTTTACCGGCTGCACCGGAGGCACGGCGACGCTCGCCACCGGCAACGCCGTCACTCCCGGCGGCACGCTGGCCAACGCCATGAACAGCCAGCGGCCGATCATGATCCAGTGGCGACGAGACACCGGCCAGCTGACGCAGTTCTCGCTGTCGGTGCAGTCCTTGTCGTTCCTGGATTGGGACACCGGGACCCAGTTCGCCTCGCTGGGCAAGAGCGCCTTCACCCTGAACGCCTTCACCGGCCTGCCGTCGTCGATCGGCATCCAGAGCCCGACCGGCCAGAGCGCGTCGCTCGTCCTCGGCCACGGGGGGTCGGCGTCGACGGCGCAGTTCTACACGGTCAGCGCCAGCCAGAGCCAGATCTCCCAGAGCGGCGTGGGCTGCCTCAACTTCTTCGCCAGCCGGGGCATCTCGGTCAACGTGTCCGACAACTCGGCGGCCCTCGTGGTCGGGGCGTCCGCCCTGAACCTGATCTCGCGCTTCCAGGCCGCGGCCTCGGCGACCGGCGCCACCGGCTTCGACATCATTCGGCTGGAGAGCAGCGGTGGCGCGGCCACCCTCGGCCGCTTCGACGGGCAGGGCCGCTTCATCACCAAGGTCGCCACCGCGCCGTCGCTCGCCAACATGGCTGACGGCGAGACCGCCCTGTCCACTGACGCCAGCGGCAACCTCATCGTCACGAGCCGCGTGTCGGGCGCCCTGAAGTCGGCCACGGTGACGGTGGCGTGAGCGCTCGCGTCCGCGTCCTGGGCTACGTCGTCCAGCCCCTCCTGGTGGTCGACGACGGCGACACCCTTGTGCCCATCAACGTGCAGTCGTCGCAGGTGACCGTCGAGCAGTGGCCCATGGTGCAGGAGGCGATGGCCGCTGCCGTCGCCCAGTTCGAGGCGCAGTTCGAGGCGAGCCAGGCGCCCGCCACGCCGCCCGTGACGCCGCCCGTGACGCCGAATCCCGCAGGCCGGCGCCATCCGCCGAAGACGTGAGCCGGCGCCCACGTAGATGCCCAACCGCGTAGTCCTCGACGACGCCGGCCTGCACGCCCTGCTCGAGTCGCCCGACGGGCCAGTGGGTCGCGACCTCCTGCGCCGCACCCTGGCGGTGGAGGCCCGGGCGGTGGAGCTGTGCCCGGTGGACGAGGACCGGCTACGGGGCTCGATCGACCACGAGGTGGGCCGCGACGCCGAGGGCCTCTACGGCCGGGTGGGGACCAACGTCGACTACGCCCTGGACGTGGAGCGGGGGACGGGCCTGTTCGAAGAGACCGTCGAGGGCATTGCCCCGTCGCGGTCCAAGGGCCACCGCATCACCCCGACGTCGAAGCAGGCCCTGGCCTTCACCGCGGCCGGCGGGCAGAAGGTGGTGGTGCGCTCGATCCGAGGCATGCACGCCCAGCCCTTCCTGCGCCCCGCCCTCGACGCCTTCGACGACTGATGCCGGCGCTCACCTACGCGTTTCCAGACGCCGAGGGAAGTGCCCGGGCCTGGGCCCGGGCCCTCAACCTGTCCGGCCTGGGTCAGCGGGTGTTCTTCGGCGTGCCGGTGAAGGGCACCACCTTCCCCCTGGTGGTGCTGGCGCGTGTCGCCGGCCGCCCGGTGCGGGGCGTCCCTGTCGATCGCCCGGTGATCCAGTTCGACGTGCTCGGCGTCACCCCGGAGGTCGGGCGGCCGCCCAGCGACAAGATGGCCCTGGCCACCATCGCCAACGCTCTGGTGGGCGCGGCCGAGAGCCTGGCATCGGGGACCCTGGTCGCCACCGGCGTGGTGTGCCTGGGCGCCGAGGTGGAGAGCGGGCCGACGTGGCAGCCCTCACCCGTCGACCGGAGGTCGCGCTACACCCTCGACATCGCGTTCGCACTGAGGCTGGCGTAGAGCCCACCTCCCCCGCGCCGTACCCACCTCCCCCTACCGTCCGTCCCTGAGTCGAGAGCCCAAGGGCCACTCGTCCCCGATGCCTTCGTGGCGCGGGGAGGGGTGGCCCTTCTGTCGTTCAGGAGGACGTCGATGGCCGCAGTCCCGTACGCACACATCGAGGCGCCTGACGTGATCCGCATCGACGGCGTGCGGGCCTACAACCCGGGCGACCCCATCCCGGTGGACGTGGCCCGCCGCCTCGGCCTGCTCGACGGCACCGACGCCCCGCCCGTGCTCGGCCGCGACGAGGCCGACCCGGACTTCTCCGACACCGAGCTCAAGGTCAGCGTCGAGACGCCGCCCGTCGGCGGCACCGGCACCACCGCGCCTTCGGGCGCCAGCACCACGGCCCCGCCGCCGCAGGCGAGCGCCGCAGCCCCGACGAAGGGGCGCAACGCACCACCCACCCCCTGAGAGCTGAGGAGCCCTAGCTCATGCCGTCCCCCGATGTCGCCAACGTCACCACCGGCCCAGGTCTGCTGCGCTACGCGCCGCTGGGCACCGCCGAGCCCGCCACCCGGGTCGCCGCCTGGCCCTCGGGATGGGTCCAGGTCGGCTACACCTCCGAGGGCCACACCTTCAACTCGTCGCTGTCCGTCGACGACGTCGAGGTGGCCGAGCTGGTTGACCCGGTGCGCCGCGTCACCACCAAGCGAGACACCAAGGTCGCCTTCGCCATGGCCGAGCTGACGCTGGCCCACTTCAAGCTCCGCCTCAACGGCGGCACCGTCGTCACCGACGACGCGGTGCTCACCGACGCGGCCATCACCAACGCGTCGCCCAACCTGTCCTCGGCCTCCGCGGCCTGGACCGCGGATGACGTGGGCAAGACGGTCACGCACGCCAGCATCCCCCCGGGCACCACGATCCTGTCCCGCACCAGCGCCACCGTCGTGGTCATGAGCGCCAACGCCACCGCCACCGCCGCGGGCGCCAGCGTCACCGTGGTCGGCCGCTGGGGCTCCTACATCGAGCCCCCCGCGGTGGGCACCGAGACCCGGATCATGCTGGGCTGGGACTCCGAGGACGGCCTGGAGCGGGCCATCTGGCGGCGCTGCATGCAGACGGGCGGCTCGGAGACCGCCCGCAAGAAGGGCGCCGACTACGCCAAGCTGGCCGCCGAGTTCTCCCTCGAGCAGCCCAGCGCGGGCCTGGCCCCGTTCCGGCACTTCTTCGCCACCAGCCGCGTCGCGGCGTAGCCGTGGCCAGCGACTACGTGCCGCCGGCCCAGCCGGACGGCCAGTACGAGCCGGCGCGGCGCGAGGCCGCCGACCGCCCCGTCACCTTCGGCCTGTGCGGCGAGCGCTTCGCCACCAAGGTCGAGGTGGACGGACTGGTCATCATGGAGCTGGCCAAGGCCGGCACCGACCAGGACTCGGCCGACGACGAGGACCAGGGCGCCAACATGGCCGCCCTCGCCGCCCTCTACGAGTTCATGGCCGCGGTCCTGCCCTCGGGCGAGTGGCGCCGCTTCCGCAAGGTCGTCCGGCGCCGCAACGTGGGCCTGGAGCTGATCCTGCACATCGCCCGCGACATCATGCCCCTGCTGTTCGGGCGCCCTACCACGCCGTCGTCGGCCTCGGCCGCATCGCCCTCGACCAATGGGCACTCCTCGACGGACGGCGTGGTCTCAGCGGCGCCGGCCCCCTCGAGCAGCTGAGCGGCCGCCGGCTGCTCAACGCCGTGTACGCGGCCGCCACCGAGGGCCTGAGCGCCGCCGACCGGGCCGCCTTCGACGGCTCCCTGGCCCGCCGGCCCACTGCCGCGCCCCGCGCCCTGGGCCGGGGACGGCGGGCGCTGGCCGCGGTGCCGGACCTGCCCGACGGGCGGGGGGCCCCCGAGCGCCTGGACGCCATCCGGGGCTTCGGCGGCGACGTCGTGGTCGACGAGGCGTAGATGGCCCGCATCGCCGAGGCCTTCATCGAGCTGCGGCCCGAGCCGGGCACCTTCCGGACCGAGGCCAACCGCTCGATCCAGGCCGCGGTGGCCGGGATCAAGGCCGCCATCCGCCTGGCCGCGGACGGGGCCGGGCTGCGCAACGACGTGCGCCGGGCCGCCACCGAGGCCTCGGCCGGCGCCGACATCGCGGCCAAGATCCGCCTGGGCGACGCGGGGGCGGCCAGCCTGCGGGCCGAGACCCGGCGGGCCGCGGCGGCGGCGGGGGTCAACCTCGACATCGACGTCCCCGTCAGCGCCGACAGCGGGGGCTTGCGCGACGAGGTCCGGCGGGCCGCGGCGGCGGCGTCGGCCGGGGCCAGCGCGTCGGTCAACGTCACCGCCGACGGCAGCGGGCTGCGCGGGGAGGTGCGCCGGGCCGCCACCGAGGCCTCGGGCGGGGAGCGGATCGACGTGCCGGTGTCGGCGGAGTCCCGGGGCCTGCGGGGCGAGATCACCCGGGCCACCGCCGTGGCCTCCGTGGGACAGCGCGTCGACGTCCCCGTGCACCTGGACATGTCGACCATCCGGGCCAGCCTCGACACCTTCTTCGGCTCCATCTCCGGCGGGGTGGCGGAGATCGGGACGCTGGGGGTGGTGGTGGGGGCCCTCAACTTCGGCCGCATGGCCTCCGAGGCCCTCCTGGCCGCCTCCGGCCTGGCCGCCATGGCCACGGCGGCGGTGGAGCTTCTGGCCGCCCTGGCCCCCGCGGTGGGCATCCTGGGGGCGCTTCCGGGCCTTCTGGCCGCAGCAGGCCAGGGCTTCGGGGTCGTCAAGCTGGCCACGGGGGGGATCGGCGACGCCCTGAAGGCCTACGCCACCCAGCAGGACTCCGCCGGCCAGTCCGCGGGGGCGGCGGCGCGCTCGGCCCTGTCCGCGGCCCGGACCCAGGAGGCGGCGGCCGAGGGGGTCCGGTCGGCCTCCGACCGCCTGGCCCAGGCCGAGGCCGCGGTGGGCGACAACGCCGAGCGATCCGCGGAGCGGGTGGCGGCCGCCTCCGACCAGGTGGAGCGGGCCCAGCGGGCGGCGGCCGACAGCGCCGAGGCCTCGGCCGAGCGCATCCGCTCGGCCGAGGACGGCATGGCCGCGGCCGAGCGGACCCTGCGCCAGGCCCAGGAAGCCGCCATCGTCACCCAGGAGCGGCTGGCCGCGGCCCGCCGCGATGCGGCCGAGCAGCTCGAGGAGCAGACCCTCACCGTCGAGCGGTCGGCCCTGAGCGAGCGACGGGCCGCCCTCAACATCGAGGAGGCCCGCAAGCGCCAGTCCGACCTGGCCCGCGATGCCAAGTCCACGTCGCTCGAGCGGCGGGCCGCGGCCCTCGACGTGGCCGACGCCGAGCTGAGCCTCAAGGAGATCCAGGACAAGCGGGGCGACGACGAGGAGAAGCTCAACGAGCTGCGGGCCAAGGGCGTCGAGGGGTCCGACCAGGTGGTGGCGGCCAAGAAGGCCGAGGCCGACGCCAACCAGTCTGTGATCGACGCCCAGCACGGCGTCGCCGACTCGACCCGGGAGCTGACCCGGGCCTACCGCGACGGGGCCCAGGCCGCCATCGACAGCCAGAAGGCGGTGTCCGACGCGGTGGTGGGGCTGCAGCGGTCCCTGCGCGACAGCGACCGGTCGGCGGCCGACAGCCAGAAGGCGGTCGCCGACGCCTCCCACGCCCTCGACCTGGCCCTGCGCCGGCTGGGGGAGGCCGGTGCGGAGGCCGACGTCGGCACCGCCGCGGTCGACAAATTCGCCGAGGCCATGTCGAAGCTGTCGGCCCCGGCCCAGGCCTTCGTGCGCGAGCTGCTGTCGTTCAAGCCCCTCCTGGCCGACCTGCGCGCCACCGCGGCCGAGGGGATGTTCCCCCCCCTTGTCGCCGGCCTGGAGCGGATCAAGGGCCTCATGCCCACCGTCTCGGCCGCGGTGGGCCAGACCGCGGGTGTGATCGGCAACCTGGGGCTGCGCTTCGCCGAGCTGGTGACCTCGCCGGGCTTCCGTACCGACCTGGCCTCGATCATGACGGCCAACACCTCCCTCATCGGGCGCTTCGGCACCGCCGGCCTGCTGCTGGTGGACGCCTTCCGCCACGTGACCGTGGCCGCCGAGCCCATGACCGCCCGGCTGGGCGAGATGGCGGTCAACATGTCCCAGGCCTTCCTCAACGCGGTGGCGCTGGGGCGGGAGACCGGTTCCCTGGCCTCCTTCTTCGACCACGCCGGCGACGCCTTCGCCCGGGTCTTGTCCATCGGGCACTCGCTGTTGTCGATCCTGGTCGACATCGGCCACGCGGCCCGGCCCTTCGGCGACCAGCTCTTCGCCGCCCTGGACAAGGGGCTCGGCGCCCTGGCCGACCTCACCGGCAGCGCCGCGGGCCAGTCGGCCCTCACGGGGT